CACCTTGTGATCCAGTAGAACCTTGTAAACCTACTGCACCTTTATCTCCTTGTGACCCAGTAGAACCAATTGTACCACCTTCTCCAGTAGCACCTTGTAAACCTGCAGCTCCTTGTGATCCAGTAGAACCTATTGTGCCACCTTCTCCAGTAGCACCTTGTAAACCTACAGCTCCTTGTTCACCTGCAGCTCCTTGTGATCCAGTAGAACCTATTGTGCCACCTTCTCCAGTAGCACCTTGTAAACCTACAGCTCCTTGTTCACCCGCAGCTCCTTGTGATCCAGTAGAACCTATTGCACCACCTTCTCCTGTTGCTCCTTGTAAACCTATAGATCCTTGTGATCCAGTAGAACCAATTGTACCGCCTTCACCAGTTGCTCCTTGTAATCCAATTGCACCTTGTGATCCGCTTGCACCCTGAGCACCAGTAGCACCAGCAGAACCAGAACCACCACCGGTTGTACCTACATATCTAAATCCTGTTACATATAATTCAAATCCTCCACTATAATTACCGCCGGCGTTTGATGATATTGCACTTACTAAATCATTTGCTAGGAATAAAACTCCCATATCATAATTCCATACCCAACCGACATAACCTGGATTATTATCTTGTTCAGCAGAAGTAAATATTTGATTGAATGTTCCAGCTGCACCATTTGGATCACCACTCCATAATATAATACCATAACCACCTGATCCTGCACCAGATGCTTGTGGGACTGACGGTGGAGCAATCCAATTTTGTTTAACACCGGAAGATGGTGTATCTAAAGTATTATAAGCTATCCATGTATTATCAGCTCCACTTGTAACTCTACTTAATCGCACTGCACTTGTTGCAGCAGAAAGATCCTCTATATTAGTAGGATCAGCAGCCGCATTAGTTACAGCATCAGATAAAACATTTGCAGTAGGAATTAAATTATAATTTGTTAATATTCTAGAAGGTAAGACCTTAGGACTAAAGGCTAGCCTAGCTTCATACCATCTTGATCCTGAGTCAGCATCAATAACACCACCTGCCTGTACCTTAAAGGTTAACTTATTTACTTCTGTAGTACTAAATCCCATTTGTCTTTATTCTCTTTTTATATTTATTCTTAACCTTGAACAACAGTTCCGTTAGCATAAATTAATTTTATAATTATTTGGTTAATACGAACCGCTGCATTAACAATTTGTAATTCCATATAAAAACCTTCCGTTGCGTTAAATCCTCCAAATGTACCGGAGATTGTATTATTTGGACCAGATACAGTTGTTCTACATGCAGCTGAAGCTGTATCAACACCGCTAGGTGGATCCAATATTGTAGTAAAAGGTGCCGAACCATGTAATGATAAAGGAACTGCACTATAACCAGTATTTCCGCCACCACCTGATTGATTTTCTTTTCTTATGTAAATCTTAATATTTTCATTAACTAAATCTTCATATGCAGATGCACCAACAAAATCACCATTAAATTCAAATTCAAAAGATGCAATAGGATCTGTTAAACTTCCTGTTGTATGAAATAACCTATGATAAGTAGAAGTTACTTGATACCCTGCACCACTATAGTCAGGATTAGTTCCTGATTTATCTGGTTTATATGAAGCTAATGAACCAGTTAATTGACCATAAGATGGACTATCACCGTTATCTTTAAAGAATTTATGTGGTTGAACAACATTACTTCCTACTGTACATGCTTGGCAGAATGGAGAAGAAGAACCTGTTTGGTTTGCTAATCCTGTTGCAGTTAATGTTGCCACTGGATTAAATGCTGAATAACTACCTGTTCTTTCTAATCTATATTGCTCATCATCAAACCTTTCTCTTAAAGTATTTGAATTCCCTGTTGTAGAATAAGTATCAACTAGAATACTAGCTCCAGTAGAGTTTACTGTATTACCAACGTCCCATGGGTCATAAACATTAGCCTGCGCAAATGCATCAGTATTTCTAAATCTATAGTTAGTATTATTTATAGCCCATGTATCATATATGAAAGCTACATTTTGCACATCAAATTGATTTGTCCATGCTGGCATACTACCATAAGCTAAATTCCATGCCTCTAATTGTCTAGTAGGTAAACCATAATCTTGTCCTTGTATTCTAAAATTCCAAACAGCAGCTGTACTTCGACCTTGAGTATTAGCATTAAAATTATCAATATCAGTAACATCTAATTCAAATTGTGAATTAAGTATATAATATTCTACTCCACTTAAATGTTTTGTTAATATACTAGTTGGTGTAGTAGATTCTATTATAGCTGTAGTACCATTAATATTTGGTGTAGATGGGTCTGTATCAAAAAATACATCGTTAGTTTCACCATTATAAGATGTTGATGAATTTCCGTTTGGTCCAAAATATGCGTATGTATTACCACCATCAGTTGTAGTATCTGTTGTCATTTGAAAAGAAACATGATAACGCCCACCAGTAAAACCATTTGCAGCAAGAATAGTTCCAGCATCTACTGTGATTGTAACACTAGCTTTAAATTTAGTTGGTAAATCGGCTCCGTAATTTGAAACTTGAAGTGTTATACCTGTACCGTTTGTAAATGTTTGATTTTGATATAATGCATTAGTTGCAGAAGTATCTAAAGTACCACCCGTTAAAATATTAAGACCATCTGCTTGATATACATTAACTATAATTTTGGCATCACCTGTTGCATCTGCACTAAAACCTGTACATGGATTTAAAGTATTGTATGTGATTCTTCCTGTTGTTACGGGAGTATCATATGTAGCTTTATTTGAACCTGCCCACGGAGTATTGCCTCCACTACCAGTTTGGAACGGATTACCTTCAGCTGTTGGAGAACTAATTCTAGGAGAAGTAAAAGATTTATTTCCATCCACACTAGCATTATTAGTCCCATCTGTTGTATTAAAGTGAGATAAGAAAGTTGGCGTTGGTATATAAACATTTACTTGGCCAGGAGTTCCACTATCTTCTGCCAATACATCGGTACCAACAAAGTTCATTGTAGTATATCCAGTTGCACCTACTTGTACGCCTTCATCTTTTACTATAAGACTTCCACCACCTGCAGAAGAACCTGTTGCACCAGTTAATCCTATAGAACCTTGAGCTCCACTAGCACCTATTTCACCAGCAGCACCTTGTGCACCACTTGCACCTATTTCACCAGCACCCGTTGCTCCACTAGCACCTATTTCACCAGCAGAACCTTGAGCTCCACTAGCACCTATTTCACCAGCAGCACCTTGTGCACCACTTGCACCTATTTCACCAGCAGAACCTTGAGCTCCAGTTGCACCAGCACCAGTTGCACCAATTCCACCAGCAGCACCCTGTGCACCACTTGCACCAATTCCACCTGCAGCACCTTGAGCACCAGTTGCACCAATTCCACCGGCTGCACCTTGAGCACCACTTGCACCTATTTCACCAGCAGCACCTTGAGCCCCAGTTGCACCTGGATTACCAGCACCACCGCTACCTACAAACTTCCAATTATTAATATTTGTATAACCTGCAACATTTAATAAAATATAAACACCATTATTTGCAGGTGTAGAATCTTCTGCAACAGTTACAGTCATACCTACATAAATATAAGTACCACCGTCATTGGCTTCCCATGTTGTAGCTAAAAGTAAATCAGCTTGAGTAGGTACAACAGCTCTTGCATCAAATGCACCAGCTACTTGCGGTTCAAAATTTGCCGATATTCCTAAAATTCCATTTGTTCTATTTCCTGCCATTTTATATTATTATGTTGTAAATCTTAATTGTCTTGCACCTATAGTAGCACCATTGTGTGTATATCTTGTATAATTAACAGATAGGCCCTGTATAGTTTGTTGAACTGCTGACTGTGTAAATGTTGATAAATTAATAGTATCCCATGTCTGACTTAATGTATTAAATTGTTGTAAACCTGAAATAGTTGACCATGCATTTGGAATATCTATTTTTTGTTTTGCACCACCTCCACCAGATTCAGTAACCATTGATACTTGTACATAAGTAGTCATTGATTGTAAACTTTGCTTAGTCATCGTAGTTAAAGATGAGGTTGTTGCAAAAGGAGGATAAACTCCAGTTATTGTTCTTGTAATTGCTGAGGTGGTTCCTGCTGGTAAAGGAGAATTAAAATTACCTCCTACACTATCTTTAGGTTGAACACCTGCATCGTATGAAACAGACCCAGTCCAACTTTGAGAACCTTGTAATACTGTATATGCCGCAACAGTTTCAGAATCAGATAAACTTGTACTTGTATTATTTGATACACCAGTACCTGTATAATTATAAGTATTAGGTAATCCACTTCTCTTGTTACTCGTGGCTGTATATTGTGGATTAATTGATCCTTGATTAAATGTGGAACTAAAACTTAAAGCAGTAGTTTCATTTATCTCTCTAAATCCTGATTGTGACAATACGAAGGCAGAAGAAGGGTTAGTTAATGTTGGATTTAATGTTGGATATAACATTCTATTCATCATTTCTTCAAATGTTTGATTTGTAAACGTCGACCCTGCTGCTATATTATCAAAGGGTGAATTTCCAGGGAATGGCTGTGGTGTTGGTGTTGCATTTGTATATGTACTACCTGCACCTGCACTATAAATTGGAATATTTAAAATTCCAGCATTTAATGTTGCTGCACCGCTAGTTCCTGTTGTTGTTAAGCTAGTTACTACACCAGAACCACCGCCTTGTGCATTAACTGTAATAGTAGTTCCTGATGGAGTTACTACACTATTAAGAGTTATATTTGTACCTGCAACTAATGTTGGGTTGTATGTAGCATCAATTAAATCATACAATGTTGTTTGTGTGATTAAATCTCCTGATTCGAATAATAGCTTTAATTGAAACTTAGGTAATACAGCCATAGCAGTTAATAGTCTTTGTTTTATTTATCAACCCTTCATGATATTTAAAAACTTGTCGAATGATACTAGGTGCTTTTTCTTCTTTTTCTTTTTCTTCTTTTTTATAGGCTCCAATAAATCACCGCTTCCGGTTTGTTGGCTACTAAAAGAATTTGCAGAACCTGGATTTCCAGGAAGTGTAGCATTACCCATACTCTGAACATTCATGTTCGGATTAAGGTTTACCGTACCGGACTCGTTTTCTCCTATCTTGTTAGGTATTTCTTTTTCATCAGTTTTAACAAAATCTTCTAATGTTTTAACTGGTAATTTTGATAACTCTTTAACCTCATCTGAAACATCAGAGGATTTAAGTTCTCCTTTTTTATATTGTAATGCTAATGCAAAAAATCTTCTTTGCGCTTTTGATTGAGCTGGCATTATTTAATATTCTTTTTTAAGTAAGTTGTACAAAAGTTTAATAATTCTTTTCTTGCTGGAGCAATGTCACTCTTTTCTGTTGCAGGTCCACTTTTCCATTCTATCCAACCTTCTACTATTTCTTCTAATCCTTCTTCAAGACCACGCATAAGTTCAATATACTCTTCATTAAGTTTACTTTCATTATAACTAACAATATCAGAATATTCAATTTCATGCTCTCCGCCATCTTTATCTAATGCAAAAATAGTTTTATCTCCCCACATTGAATCATTATCATCATTACCATTGCCAAATGCATAAATGACATACTCTTCACCATTACCTAGTTGAATCATACCATCATCCTTTTTCATTTTTTTCATTAATGACTTCTTGTTGAATTTTGCTTCATTAACGCTAAAGTCTGTAAGTGATTTTAAATTTTTCATATCTTTATTTTCTTTTATTGGTTGCATTATATCTTGTAACGGTTTATAAAACTTATGTATACTTTTTGGAGTCATTTTCTTAAAAGACTTTTCATCATCTATCTTTAAGGCATTCCTAACTTTAGATGCTGATATATTTTCTTCACCTCTTTTTATTTCAAAACCTTTAAAACTCGGATCAACACCTAACTCATCTCTGTATCTTTGTTTATTAATCATAGCACCATAAGATTTCTTTCTATCAGTGCCGTATCCCCACATCATAGGTTCATATGCCGGTCTTGCTGCTGCAAACATTGTATCAATTGCTCCATTAGGAACTACAAAACTTGCTTCTAAAAATGGATATTGTTTTTTCATTTTAGCAAACATAGCTTGTTGCATACTCTCATCAAATGGTCTTTTCTCTGGATCAGGCTTTCCACCTCTTACCATATAAACTACAACAGGTAAACCATTTTCTTTATACATTTTTTCAAATACTTTAACATGACCTAATGTAAAAGGTTGAAATCTACCAACAAACATATTTACTGGCTTTTTACCCTTTTCTTTATGAGGTACATTTAGTGCTTCATTAAGTATAGTAGGTGTAGTTCTATTTTTTACTCTTTGTCCATAAGGAGATAATGCGTAAGTTACTATACCTTCTTGGTCTTCACTAATATTAAATAGAGTTTTATTTCTACCTAACCATCTTTTATTAGCCTGGAGTTCAGTAAGAATTCTAGACATTTCTTCTTCAGTAATATGGCCGTCTGAAATAGCATCTAGAATTACACTCCTGATTCTAGCATTTGTAGATACATTCTTAGCAGGATATGCTTCTGTATATCTTCTCTTTACTACAATCTTCTTTTCATTTAAGAAATTATTTAAATCATTAATGTTATCCATACCTTATATATTTACTTTGCCATTTTAAACCTGTTAGTCTCTGGATCAAAATCTGCATGTTTTAGGTTTGCTGCATAAACTGCATTAGGCCTTGGTATGTTTGTACCATCTGGACCTTTACCTTTTGCAAACTTGAAACCAGGATTTGGTTGAGGTTTCATTAATGATGCATTTGTTACACCATCAGTTATATGTACACCACCATCTTTCTTTGATGTAGATACATTTATATTACCATAAGACTGTTCTTCTAAATCTCCGTTATGAATTTCTGCAACTAAAAGGCATGCTTTACAATGTCCAGTTAATGCATCTTTCATATATGGTGGAAACGGGCCTCTGCCTTTTTTCTCCCATTCTTTTAGAGTATCATCTGCCCACTGTTCTGGTGATCTGTCACCGTACTTAAGTGGTAATTTATCTTTATCTATAATTCCATTTTCTACTGCCCAATCTTCTTGTTTATCTAATTCTTCATTACCTTTTTTAATTGTATCAGTTGTAGTAGGCTCAGATAAAGTACCCATGAAATTATTATGATTATCTGCTAAAGAATCTAATCTATTTCCAGTTTCCTTATTATAAAATTCTGATTCACCTATTTTATTTTTTAACGCAGATGCAGCACCACCATCTTTCTTTACAGATATACCACCCATAGTTTCAAGATTAACTGCTAACCCTAATCCTTGCATTGCAACTTTACTTGCATAGTCAGGATCATCAGGATCTAAGTCAACAGCACCACCTAAACATATAACATCAGCCACAGGGAAATTTTCACCAGCAGGAAGTTCAGTTCGGTAACCTCTTTTGTTCATTGACATATAAGCAAAAGATTCAGCTAAGTCAGCACTACCTTTTCTTATAGATTCAACATCATCCATTTTTCTTAGTACTTCAATAGTAGCATTATCAAAATCTTCAACAGATTCAATACCACTTAATTTTTCAATATCTGCTAAAACTTCTTTTTCTTTAGGTGTAGGGTTATCTCCAATTAAGTCTTTCATTTTATCATGAATTACTTTAGGGTATTCCTTTTGTATTTTTTCTGAACGTTCCTTTTGTGGTAAGTCATTTAAACCTGGAACAGTTTCAATCATCTCTACCTCATTTAGCTTTTCCCACTTTCCTAAATTTTTATTGTGTCTATCAATTGCTCTATTTGTTCTATTAACTAATCTTCCTACCTCTTTATCATTTAAATCAGGATTTTGTTGTTTAAATGCTTCGGTTAATCTTTCTGTTAATTTTTCTTGGTCTGGTTTTTTGAGTCTTTTAATTTTAGTTGACCCCATTGTAATTTCTTCAATTTCACCACTCTCATTTTTAGTAACCTTAACTTCTGGTTTATATGTTTTACCGCCAGATATTTTATTAGGATTAATATCTTTTCCAGCAATCTTTGGTTTAATTCCACCGTCAACTGTAGATGCTGAAGTAATCTCTAATCCTAAGTCAGTTAATTCCTTTACAGCAGCACCATCCTTATCTGAAAGATCCATAACTTTTTCTCTACCACCTTGCCTGAATTCTCCAGGGGTGTTTGATGCAAAATATATTTTTAATTTACCTTTGGAATCACTAAGTCTTGCATACTTACCTACCATTTCAGCTTCATCCTTTGAAAGCTTTTTCCCATTTAATACTTTTTCAAATCCACCTTCAAACTTTTCTCTATCTTCTGCTGGAGAAAATGCAATTCTATCAAAGTCCTTTTTTATCTCTTCTACTCTTTTTGTTGTAAACTTTTTATTTAAAGAATCAGATAAACCTAATTCAGTTTCTTCAGTAGGTTCTTTATCACCAACTATTTCTTTTGCCTTTTTATATGCTGGTGTATCTTTATCATAACCAAGTGCAGATGAAACTTTTACTTGTCTTCCTGTTTCTGGATTTTTAAATTTTTGATCTTCAGCATTAGCTTCTATAACTACTTTACCTAAATTAATAAATTCATTGTAATTAAGAACTCTTTCTTCTACAACTAATTCTTCTAGATCTTTATGATTAACTTCTTCATCTACTTTATTATTTAAGTATTCTCCGAATGTTGTAAATTCTTTAGAAATTTCTTTATTAATACTATCACTTATTTTAGAAACCATTTTATTAAAATCATCAATTACAGATGCTGTCATTACTGCACCTATTCTTTTAGGATTTCTTTTCTTCCTTAAAGATCCTAACATTATTTTATATAAGTTCTTTAATGAGTCTGATTTTTGTAAAATTTCTTTAGTCCTACTATTTTTAATTAAATCTAAATTTACATCAAACTCAGGACCTTTTGCAAAATCAGCTTTTTGAATATCTAATTTTTTTAAATCAGTACCTCTCTTAGTTGTATAATCATTAAATAAGTTGTTTACTAATTCAATGTATCTTTCTTGAGGTGTGTTCATTAGCAATTCACCTGCTCTTAAACCTCTTTCTTCTATAAAAGCTAAAATATCTAATAAAAGAATTTCATTAATATCAGCAGGAGCTCTTCTTAAATCTACAGGCTCCTTATCTTTCATTAACATCTGAGTATAAGGATCAATCATTTTAGCTGTAAATGTTTGATTAGTACCTGGTCTGTAAAATTTAAAGATAATAGAATCAATAGGTTTATCTAAATCATTTTGTAAAGTAGTTTTATCGATAGTAGGATTTAAACAACCGATTAAATATTTTGCAAAAGAACTTGTACCAAATACTTCCATTTGGTCTTCTCTTGGTGTAGAAAGAAATTCTCTAATCTTTCTTTTTTGTTCTTCTTTTAAATATCCGCTGAATATAGGAATAAGTGGAGTAACTTGAAATGCAGAAGCCCAGTCTCTTAATACTCTAGGATCTTCAATTACTTTAGCAATTTTACCTTTAGAGTTCTTTACTTGGATATGAGTTAATATTAAATTATTATCAGGAAGATTATCATATTTAATAGCTCCTGGTTGATTATGAACAAAGTACTGAAAACAAAATCTCCAATGATCTGGTAAATCTTGTATATGCCCTTCTGTTTGTTTAAGTATGTATTGGATTGCCGGTTCATAATACATCATTAGTGTTCGGTCCACTATATTGATAGGCATTTTGCTATTGCCTTTAAAAAATTGTATTTGGTCTCCATGCTTCTCAAAAGCAAAAGACGATCCGGATAGTTTTTCGGTCACTAGCAAATAATCTTTAAATAGATCATTTACGAATTGTTGCCCTACTTCTTTATATATGTTTGTTAACTCTTTCATTATTAGTTTTTAGTTATACCTTTTATATATTAGATTTAAAGAATGTTTAAAACAAAAAAGATGAGTCTTTTAACTCACCTTTAATACACTTATATTATTTTCCTATTATTATTACATATTAATTATGATACGTCCATATAATCACCGTGGTCACATACTATACCTTTTTTGGATACTTGTTTACAGATGTTATCTAATTCACCGGTATCATAATACATCGGGAAGCTATCTTTAATACCTAATGACTTTAAAAGTTTTTCAGTATCTGCATAACCAATCTTAGATCTTTTATTTACATTAGCAGTTTTAGCTACATCATATAAAGATGTTCCATAAAATCTACCTCTATCAGTATAAACAAAATTGATTCCTTTTATGTTAAAAGATTTACCACTACGATCTTTGTATCTGGTGGCTTCATTAAGTGGTTTTACATATTTCATATCTATTTGTTTTATTATATAAATATAATCAATTTATTTGGGATAAAAAAATTATTTCACTAAAGTTATTAACAATTATCTACCAAATTTAATTATACCCATTAATTGATTAATTGCAGCAAAGGTGCCAGTCAGCTTATAGATCTTACCTTTATATTTAAATACAATACCTTCAGTTGGAAATATTGATTCTATACCGCCAATACGACTTAGCCTTGCAAGTTCAGCTTCAACCTTTTTAATTTGTTCTACCCCACCTGTCTTTTTAATCTTACTTGCTTGAGTTTCAATTTCTTTTCTTAGTCTTTGTGCTTCACCAGATGGATTAGCAGCTAAGAAGTTAGAAGCATTCTTCATAATGATAGAACCGAGCTCTAAAAATAAATCTTCAAAAGGTCTAATGTTTTCTTTATACTTTTTGGCAACATCCTCTTTATCAAACTTTTTAACTAATGCAGCTTCTTTAGGCCCAACTTGTTTTGCTAAAGATCTCATGTTTAAACTCTTCTTGTCGCCGTATGCCCATCTTTTAAGTAAACCTTCTTTAACATCTTGAGATAATGTTGGAAATTCTTTATCTATTAATTCTCTCCACCACATTTCATGGTATCTTGAAACTTCATCACCGTCGTTTAAGCCATATCTTTTTTCTAGAGCATTAACTTGGTTAATAAACTTTTTCTTATTTGCAGTAAAATCTAAATCTCTTTGTAATTGAATTACTTTAGGAGGTATAATTTTAAATGTTTTACCAATATCAGATTTTACCTTTTGAAGTATACTTGTTATTTCTTTGGCAGGTTTATTGTTTGTACCTATGATATTACCTTTACCATCCGTTTCTTTTATTCCATGAAATTGTATAACATCAGTATCATAATGAATAACATTTGGATTTAATGAATAGATTAATTCCATATTCATAAAATCTTTTCCATTCTTAAAATACTTTTCTTGATCTGCTGGTGAAAGCTTTCTTAATAGCTTATCTAAATCCCTAGCAGCAAAGATATAAGTATCTTCTACTAATTTTGATGCATGGCCTGTAAACATACCAACAATTCCGTTAAGATCTATTGGGTTTGCCATTTGTCCTTTATTTCTAGCAAATTTTACTTTACCATCCTGCATAGTTACAAATAGGTTTTGCCCATCAGTCTTTTCAGTAGGATCTTCTTCAAAGTTTAATTGACCTCTAAGCCCAGCATCAACCATTGCTTTGAAATCTCCAAAGGTTAAATCTTTATCATCAAATGGATGCTGCATATGACCAGCTGCACCACCTTCAAACAAAAATGGCTGACTTTTGTCAGTCAGCCACTCTTCAAACAGTTTTATGTGTTTCATTTAGTTTAGTTTTATTATGATCCCATAGTAGATTGTAAAGCTCCAACCATTGCTCCATAGTCTTCACCATACTTATCAATTAAACCATCAGCAGTTTCAGTTGCTTTAGTTTCATCAAAGTCATCTCCGAATGCATCTTTTAACATTTTCATTGCATATTCTTTGAATTGGTCAGCAGATTTAATTTCAGCTTCATTTACTTTACCTAATTTATTATTGGCAAGCTTTCTGAATTTTTCAGCAATTGAATCATCAGGTAATACTTCTTCTTCTTCCTTTACAATTTCAGTACCATCAGCTTTATCATCTGCTTCACCTTTAACTACATCAGTAATTTTTTGATCAGGAGTAATTAGTTCTTTACCTTTACCTTCAATAGATTTAGGCTTACCCATATCCATCATATCTCCAGCAATACCTGCAGCAGTTTCTGGTCCATCACCTTTAATTACAGGAATAGCTATTCCATCATCCCCAGCTTCTTCATCTTTAATTTCATCACCTTCAACTTTAGTAATTACTTCACCTACAGCTTCTTCAACAGATTCATCCTTTTCGTCTTCATCTTCGAAATCTTCACCGTCGTGAGTTTTAGATTTATCACCTTTATTTCCACCTAGTACAACATCATCGTACTTTTCATTTGCAGATTCATCTTTTTCATCATCATCTTCAAAATCTTCGCCATCATGTGTTTTAGATTTATCACCTTTATTTCCACCTAGTACAACATCATCGTACTTTTCATTTGCAGATTCGTCTTTCTTATCATCTTCATCCTCATCTTCAAAATCTTCGCCATCATGTGTTTTAGATTTATCGCCTTTATCTCCACCGAATACAACTCTATCATATGCTTCATTAACAAATGTTGAAAAAGACATTATTTTAGATTCGTTCTTTTCAGCATCTTCCTCTTCTTCTTTATCGTATTCAACATCTTTCTTTAAAGCATCGATTTGTTTATCATCAGATTTAACAGCTCCTTTATAATGGTCTTCTTTTTCTTTATCATCTTCAGAATCAACTTTCTTATCGCCTTTATCTTCTAATTCATCACCTTTCTTTTCATCATCTTTACCTTCTTCTTCATCATCTTCATTGACTTTTGCTTCAGCAAGAGGATCAGCAGACGCTGCTACAGGAACAGCATAATCTTCTGGCTCTTCATCATCATCATGATAAGAAATGTTTTTATTAATAGTTTCTTCTTTTTCTTTAATGAAATCTTCGAAAGCCATAATTCTTCTAGTAGCTTTTGGAGTTTCTTCTTCTTCTGAAGCTACATCAACACCGTCCTCATCTTCAACCTCATCGGCTTCAGCTGGAACTTCTGCTGTAATTTCTTGTTCATCAGAAACTTCTTCACCTTCTTTATCTTCTAAAGATTTAGTATCACCAATTGCATTAACCTCATCTTCTATTTCTTTAGCTTTTCCAGATAATTCTTTTACTTCATCTTCAGCAACCTCAGAATCAGAATCAACAACTTCAGCGTCGCCTTCTTTATCTTCAGTACCTTCTAGTGATTTTGCTTTACCTTTGGCATTCATTTCATCTTCAATATCTTCGGCTCTATCTTCTTCGATTTCATCCTCAGATATATCGTTACTTTTTGCAATTGTCTTAGACATTGCTTCGAGTTTTGAAAGAAGATCTTTCTCCTTTTTTAACTCTTCTATACTGTCAAAACCAATCTTTTTGATCAATTCATCAACAGCTTCTTTTGTTACTTTTGCTGACTCAGTGATCGGTTGATCTTTTGCAGTCATTGCAGAAAACTTTTTGATTGACTTCATTTTAGTTATTTTTATTTTTTTTATATATCCATGTCTTAGTGAAAAGATATTCTATATTAGAATCTTATGTTCTGAACTTCGAATGGAAACTTTTCTTCTTTATATATTGTTCGCCTAGCAATACCGTGGCGGTAGATATAATTAACCCAATCATGGTCTTCGGCTTTATATCTAAAATCATCTATAAAATCATAGATTTTTACAACATCTTTCGATGCATGCTTTCTTAATCCTCTACCAATACTTTGTCTGATAATTACTTCAGATTTAAAACTTTCGGTAAAAAAGATATTATGTATATTTTTAATTGAAATACCAGTTGAAAAGGTACCATAAGATGCTACAATAATAACATCATCATTTTTTTCCATTCTGCTTTTAAACTCTTCTCTTATATCTACGTTAACAGAGCCGTCTACATAGTAAACCTTCTTGTCTGTTATATGCCTTAATTTATTATATAGTTTTTCACCGTATGCAATCTTATGAAATAGTACTAATGAATTAGATGTAGATTTTTTAATTACTTGACAAACAAAATCTAATCTCTTTTCGCTTTGATTTATAAAATTTTGTTCTAATCCAAATAATCTTTGTCTATCTTGTGGATTTTTAGATAAGAATGAAAATGATTCCTTTTGTTCATCTGTTGCATAATCCATATGAAGTTGCATAACTTTACAACTGGCAATAAAACCTTCTTGTTGTAATTGATTTGCTTTAACTTGAGTAACCAATGGGCCCATGGCAGACATTAAACTTAATCTATTAACAGTTCCTTTCTTAGGTATGGTTCCACTTAAACCAAATCTAAAATCACAATGCCAACACTTATCCATAATCTTTTGAATAGAATTTGCTTTTGCTTTATGAGTTTCATCTACAAATACAGCATCAAATTGGCTAAAGTATTCCTCGTCCTTTTTAACTAAAGATTGATAAGTACCAATAACTAGATTAGAACTTTTTCTTATTTTTACACCGGCATAAATTTGTTGAGTCTTTAAAGGAACTCCGCATTTATTATATTCATCAAAGTCACCAGTAGCCTGTAAGACTAGATTTACATTAGGGACAATCATTAATATCTTTTTCTTATTTAGCTTGTCCATAAGATAAGCAACTACCATAAAAGATATTAGTGTTTTACCAGCAGATGTTGCTAATTCCGCTAAACACCTTCTATACTTTAATATTTTAAAAGCTGCATCTATTTGGTATTCTCTAGGTTTAAATTCTGGTTGCTTTTTAAATATTTTAGTAACCCATTTCCTAAACTCGTCTTCTTTGATTTCAGTATCAAATATATTGGTTATATTATTTAAGGTAACAGGAAAGTCATAATCTTTACAGATATCTAATATTTCTTTCCATAGACCTGCAGGTATTTTATTTCTTTTTACAAATGATACATTACCATCCCATACTCTTTTTTTAACTAAAGGGTGAAAGCGCCAACCTTCAATCTTTTTAGTTAAACTACTTTTTAGTTGTTCATACTCTAATTCAGTACAAGCATCAATAACTAAAAACTTTTTATTTTCCGAGAGGGATAATTCCATTAGTATTCTTTATCGTCTAAACTTATTCTATTACGAATAGCAAATGCTAAGTTATCACAAGTCTTTATGCATTCCTGGTAATAGTCCATATGAGATTGTAGCATTTCCATTTGTGTTCTTAAATGAGATAAGTCAGCTTTAATAAAAGCAACCTTTTCACCACTTGTTAATTTAACATCATAATCAATTGAATATTCTCTATACTTGATTTTATAGTATCTGTCATATGCACCTTGTCTTTTTTGTTTTGTAGTTTTAAAATCAGTAATTTTATCCAATAGGATTTGTCTATAAGATAACATATTTACTTGGCACTCGGATAAATTGCGAACTTCTTTTAGTAAACCAACCAAGTGGCTTATCTTTTCTTTCCAATCATCTCTATCTTTAGCTAATCTTTTTGCTAATTCTTCATTAGCCTCACCTGTAGCCATGTCATTATACTCCATTTAAAATATACCTTTATCTTTATTAATCTTTTTAAAACCCTTTACTTTAGGCTGAAACTTCTTTTTAGGTGCTGGTATAGAAAAATTAGTTTTAACTTCATCTAATTCAGATTTACCAAATGTAGAAAAAAGTTTTAGTCTTTTACTATTACTTTCTAAATCTTTATAAAAGTCATCTATTTCTTCATTCACAAAATTATTATAATTTTTTAAACTCATCATATAAAAATAATATCTAATGAATCCTTTGTAAAATATTTATCCAGGTCACCTAAGCACCCAGATCTATTACTGTATTCCCATTTAACTAAATCATTTAAATCTTTAACCTTTCTTGATGGAATGTCAAAATCCTTTAAAAACTTATCCCACATAAATACAGTTTGACCACCCTTAAGTTTTTCAATCATTCTTGTTTTACCTTCTAAATCATTATCAAAGAAATATCTTGCTGTAGGTATTTCATTAAATTCAATAATTTGTTTTTTAACTCCAGTTAAGCCAATCGAGTTATTCATAAACATTGCATCAATAGGACCTTCAAATATTGAAAAATCTCGAGACATATCAACAGTTAAGATTCCAAATAACATTGATATCTTATTTAGGTTATCTAATTCTTCTTCGGTAACTTTTAATGGTAATTTTAATCTGTCATAAATTCTTTCTATATTCCAAGTTTTATATTTAGGACCACCACTACCACCTAAGTCTCTAGTTTGGAATCCTAATATTTTACCTTCAGGTGTTAAATTAAAAACATATAGTTCTCTACGCCTTGGGTCAAAACCAAACCTTTCAGTTTTATGATGGAGAAGCCTACTCTTTAAATAAGGATATGCTTGGTATGTTAAAGTATTAATTGGATATACATTAAAACCTAAAGCTATTTCATCAAAAGTTAATGCTAATTCTTTTGCTTTATCAAAAAGATAAAAATCTAAATTTTCTCCTAATGAAAAATGTTTACGATTTTCCTTAATATAATTAATAACATTAATTCTATCATCGCCTTCGAAGTTTTCATTATGTTCTGCTAAGAATACATCTAAGGAAGCATGAGCTGAACAATTATAACAATGAAAGTATAAATCATTCCAATAAATATTTCCTCTCTTTTTTCTTGGTGTATCATGAGAATCACCACAGTAAGGGCATGCAAAATTTAACCTACCTTTACTCTCCAATATTCTTCTCTTCTCTGGATGAGTATGATTAGTATGAAGAACTCGGACTACCTTATCGATAATCCGAGCTTTCATTTCAGAAGATATTATTACTTCCTCTGCCATACTTATTAAAGATCTAAACCATTAATGAAATCATCAAAGTCATCTTTCTTTTCTTCACCTTTTACAGGTTCAGCCTTAGGAGTTTCCTTTGTTTCAGTTGTTGCTTTAGTTGCAGCAGCTTCAGTAGCTTGTGTATTTACTGGTGCTGGTTTTGATCTTGTGATGTTTTGAATTGAATCACCTGGTGATGTGAATTGAGATAATACATTCATTACCTTTCCTCTTACTATATCATCCCATGCTTTATAACCCCATGTTGATAAATCTGGTGCAGTACCTAACAACTCTAAAATTGCCTTACGGCTTTCATCACTGTTTGTAACCGCTTCACCTTCAATTGTCATTGGAGATTTATTTCCGTGGAATTTACTAGAATCATAATTTGGAAAACCACCTTTCTTTGAAATTACTAATTCAAAATTCTTGCCTTCAAAAGGATCGAATACTTGAGTAGGTTCATCAAATTGTGGATTCAGTTCTTCATCAATTTTAGTTTTGATTTTATAACCAAACTTCATGATTTTAACCTGCCCTTCAAGATCTCTGTTTTGTGGATCTTTTATGATTTGTACCAATGCATAGAATACTTCTCTACGCTTTAAACCTTCTGACATCTTTTTGTCTACAGCAGATTCAGAGTTTCTTAGTTTAAAGAACATATCCTGTACAGGACATTTTTCTCCAACCGTTGATGGTGAATCAGCATAAAAGCCGTTTCCCTCTCTGTCTTCTAACCAGTAGACATACTTTCTTTCAAATGGTTTTCTTGGGTTTTTAGCATTAGGTAGAAACCTAATTAAAGAACGGTAAGTTCCGTCCTGTCCTTGATCTGGTTTAGGTGAATAAAGATCACTCCCTGCGGAAGATGGTCTTTCACCAGTGTCTAAATCTTTTACACTTACGTTAAAAATGTCGAATTCATTTGCCATGTTAATTGCCTTTTTTTTGTTATTATTAATTTATGATAACAAACTCCGTATCTAAACGCCTTTTAATTTTTTATTGCCTATTTACTTCGCCTTGTTATCGCCTTTTAAAAAGTACCAATACTTTATTGATTCCTTTGTTTATTATATATCCCCTAAGTCAGTTTGTTTCAGACTATTTTAACATTTTTATCTATTATTGCAGTTACATCACGTTCTCTTATACTTAATACTGTTTCTCCTTTATATTTAAATTCACTACCAGCTAAATCATGAAAAAGTATTTTAATTCCTATTTTAAAATCTTTATCTTCTACCCCATCTCCTACTCCAGTGATTGTACCTGAATACGGAGGTGCAAACATCCCTTCTTTTTTTAGTAAAATTATACTGCCTTGCTTCTCTGGTTGCTCATCTTTTTTTAAAAATATTCTATTTCCTAAAGGTTTTATCATTTTATTTTAATTTTTTTTATAGAAAGCTGAAACAATGTTAACATGTTGCAATATAATTTTTAACTATTCAGAGTAAGAAAAGTATCTATTTGTTAGCCTTCAGGACTTTAAGTATAAAGTAGGCATCAACGATGTCATCGATAGGTTTAGGTATTTTAATGCTGAAGTCTTTTCCTTGAGTCCATTTCCAAAGTTTAGTGCTCCTTAAGTTCTTATCATTAAGGACATCATCTTGGAATGCTTTAGCCATATAATGTTTATTTGCATTTCCTTTCCCAGCAAGTTTCTTAACATGAGATGGTTGAAAGACAGATAAATTTTCTATAGAATACTTATCTATTAATTCTTTTCTTAAAAAAGTATTGTACTGAATAATGTCTATAAATGAATTACCCTTGGAGCCATAAGAAAATCCTTCTAATGCAACTGCTACCTTATCACTTTCAAATAAGGTTGAAAATATATTAACCATAAGTGAGCTAATATTTCCTGCATCCTCTAACTTCTGTCTCTCTCTAGGTAAAAACTCTTTACTTGTAACTTCTCTATTATAAGGAAATCCTAATAAAGCATTATCATCCATTAATTCTTTGTGTACACTGAATGCTTTAGGTATTTTTCTACCTTCTTCATCCCATATACGATTTCCGTAATTAAAAAAAGTTATAAAGTGATATTTGCCATCGGCTGTTTCAACACAGGCACCAGGGCTATTTAATGAAAAGTCAATTCCTATGTGAATCATTCTAATTATATTCTCTTGCCGATAACTGCACCTAGCGCAGCACCTACAAGACGTGAGGTTAATAAATCATAAAGAGCACCTTTAGTAACACCTAATACTTTAGCTACTGCTTTACCTATAGTTTTTCCTAATGCAAACCCAGTAAGTCCACCAAATATACTACCAAGCAATCCTTCATTGATTATCTCCTCAACACAATCTTCTAAATTCTTACCTTCTTTTTGAGCTTCAAGAATTCTATCTACTGCTAAATCAATAGCAGCATCCTGCTCTTCTGTTAGATCATGAGATTCATTTAATAAATCTTCTATGTTTAAAGAATCTTCTTTATTCTCAATTAGGTAATCTTTAAATGTTTTCATTAGTGTTCTTTATTTGTTTATATATTAGTCTATGTTAACAACAACATCTAGAATGTTATATCCAAAAGTAATATCAAAGGTTTGAAATTCTATCGTATTACTTGAAAAATTTAAATCCAATGCACCTACTTCAGAGATAAACATATCTTTAAGTTGAACTGTCACAAAGACAGTCCCATCAGCATCTAACATCTGTACACCAACGCCTTCGGGTAAATACGGATGTTTGCCACTAAGTTTATAATAATAGTCAAACATTTCTACGGCCATCCAATAATTTACATACCCATCAAATGCTTGCATTGTAACAGTCATAGTTTTATCAAATAATTGTTGCTTTGGTAAGCTTGATCTGAATGCACGCTGATTACCAGGATAGTCTACCTGAGTAACTGCATCAAAAGAAGGTCCTGGTAAATTAAGAGATTGAATTCCATAATTCCAATAATCTATAGGTTCTTTAATTATTCCGCCAGGTATTCTTGTAAGAAAAGGTTTATACTTTTTAGCAATTGGCTCAGGTATAAAATTTCTAGGGAAATCAAATTTAAATTGATTATTTCTTGCGCTTAATATCATGATTAATTGTTAATATGTATTTCTATCTGGATCAAATCCATTTCCTGGTCTACCATCAAATAAGTCAGGCTTAATCATAGATCCAACTGAAGTTCTTCCAATAGTAAAATTCTGTAAATTCTTAGCTGCATTTCTAAAAAAGAATTTCTGTTTAGATTTAGTTTGTGCAACTATTGCTTTCTTCTTTGAAGCCATTATTTGTTGCTTTCTTAGTTTTTGTCTATTAGCAGCTGCTTGTGCCTCTTTGGCTCTACGGTTGATTAATTCTATAGTAGTGGACTTTAAGTCTTTAGATAATTCTGCTATTTCATTTGTTAATTCTTCATTACTATTTTGTAATCTTATTATAGTAGCATCATCTTCTTCACCTGAATTAATTAATTCAGCATTTTCTGCTTTTAATCTAGTGTTTTCATCTTGTAACTTTGCTAATAATATACTATATTCTACTCTCGCTTCCTCAATCTGTCTAGTAAGAGATATTCTATTTGCATCATCTACAGCTAGCCATATACCTTGATATAAAACTGATTCATCAGATGTAGATCCATCTTCACGATCAACCATTCTTGTAGATATGTAAAAATTATTGTTAGATAATGCTAGTATTTTTTTACTATCTGACCTAGTAATTCTAAAAAGTACCTCACCTTTTGATAAATCTATTTCATCAACTTGAGTATGGTTAAGTATATCAATTTCATCCTCTTCACCAATAAAGTTTAAATATAAATCACCTACATTACTTAAATCAATAGGAGTGTCCTCGCCATCAACTTCATCAAACATTGTAAAAAGATAATAATCATCGAATAAAGATATTCTAATTGTACCATCACCTGAAGGTAAAGGCATTTCATTAACTGAAAGATTAACAAATTTTTGATAAAATTCCTTTTCAGTTTTAGTTAATGATATATTAGTTCTTACACCACCAACTACCTGTTTGGTTTTAGCTTTCTTTTGTATTTGTTCTGCTTGTGATAATTTACTCTGTCTCGCTGCCATTGGTTTGTGTTATTGTTTGAATTTTAACTGGAGAAATTGCAGCTTTAACTTTTATTCTATCCCTAAAGGTAGTTACATAACTAGTTTTTACTACTAATTTCTCTACAATTTGCTCAGTGGTATCTACATTAAGTGTTTCTGCACCACTACCACCACCGACTACAATTTGTTTTCCCGTATCATTATTAATTCTATTATATACATTAGCAACCGTTGGTACTACTCCTAAGTTAACTTGTATCATATTAGGTCCATAAATCTGTGGTTCAAATGATGTTAGCTTAGCATTTTTAATTATCTGTGTAGCATCAGCTTTATTGTATAATCTTAATACATAATTTATAGAAAATGAAACGGCTTTATTTGCATTCTTAATAATAGGCCTAAATAATACAGGTTCATCAAATTCAGTATCTTGAGTTATAACTTGAAAACTAGTCTGTGTAAATACTTGCCCAACCTGTTCTGTAACACTTATTTCATGAAATACTACATACTGTCCACCTGAAGAATTTAACTGTGCAATAAAATTACTAAAGGTAGATCCTGTTACTTGCCCTGATAATTCAAAGTAATCACCATTATCTGATTGAATTACTTGTGCATATAAATTATCATAGATATCTCTACTTAATATGGAAACCGAATTGATTTCTTGCATTTCATAAAAGCTATACGCGTTTTCAACAATAGTTTGATAAATACCGGTTGCTCTTAGTGTAATTGGTGGAGTACTTAAAAATCCTTGTCCTTCAGTTATTTTATAAGCTACTCCATTAGGTTGAGATGCACTAAATAAATTATTCATAAAATATAGTGAAGGTACTCGCCATTCAATATAAGTAGCATAAAGCTTATCAGCTAATAAGAGTGGTTCTGGGCTAAACGTTGGTGTATCGGTTTTAAGAAAATTAATCGATGCTAGGTTTAACATAACATTATCTCTCCTAGGAGCTAATGCTTCAAATACAATACCATCAAATCCTTCAAAATTAAATCCAGCTACAAAATGTATTTTTATTTTATCATAAGCTACATCTAATGCTGGACTAAATGTTTGTAAAAGATCTGCACTATCAGTTAATGCTGAACTAAAATCATTATAAGGAACACCAATGTCTGTGTCCAATGAAACATACTGAGTTTTAGTAGCATTGTTAGATACAGCTGATATATCTCTATAATTACCCATCACAGCAGAAACACTATCTGTATTAAAGAAATAAGTTCCTTTAGTATTAGTATCTCTCATAAGCTCAATAGGGTACGATGCTGTATTAAACGTAGTAGGCGTTGCCTGACTAGTATACACATACTCTATAAGTATTTGCTCAGATATTTGTATAAACCTTGATGATTCCATTCTATTCTATTTATTTACCATTGCAAAAGCTTTGGGTTCCAAGAAATTCCTATTCCGATGTATGGTCCAAAATTACCATCACCAGTAATTCCCATTCCCATATTAACACCTAATCCAAAAGGTTTTCTATTTTTCATTTGTATACTTTTAAACTCAGGACTATTTTGATCAATCATAATTCCCTGAGTATTATTAAATGTTGTACCAGGATAATCAGAAGTTAATTTAATAAAAACTTCCTTTGTATTTAAGTCCTGTGACAGCGTAGCATCTAACCATATATTTTGTTTCAATCCTATGGTAGCAGAACCGAACATTAAACTATCAGTAAATGTATAAGGTAAAGATACATCAATTAATCTTGAGCTTTTTTCCCAATCACTTTTAGAATTAAAACTTAATACCGATTTAAACTCCACACCATCTTGTTTAACAACAGTGTCTTTTGATTTGACTGGAACTTCTACTATTCTTTCTTCTACGATTGTTTTGTATTTTACAATTGTTATAGGAGGTCTATTCTTTTCAAATTCTAAACTATCTCTTAATTCTTCTAAGGATAAATTAAGACCTTTTATTTCACCAACTGATTCTCCATTTTCATTTACATAATTACGAATGGTATCATTAGCTGCCTCAAGATTATTTTGAAACCTAGTAACTTCACCCTTTGCCTGTTCAGTTTCATTGCATTGCCTAACTAGTAAAAATAATAACACTATGATTCCTCCCAATAAAAACATCCTAGTGTTCTTTGGGTCTGTTAGAATACCAAGAATATTTTTAATAATTAAAATCATTTTATATACTTCATTAACTTATTAGGTGTTACTTCAGTAGCTCCATATTTTTTTGCAATTTTATCAATAAACTTTTTTTCTTTAAGTTTCATTCCGTCTACTTCTTCAAATAGACCATCTCTTTTCTTTGCTAAACTCTCAATACTTTTTTGCATTAAGTCTAAGGAAAGTTGAATTTCCCTGTACCTACTTACATATCCATTAAGTTCTTTTATTTCTTTCTTTGTCATTCTAATTTAAAATTAATTATTAATTTCCTCCTTTGTTATGTACCAATATTTCATTTGTATAATAGTTATGATTACCACTAACATTGGTTATATTGTAAACAGTATATAAACCTTGCTCCTCTTTTGTAGATACTACTTTAGCCTTTTCTCCATTTAATTGATATACTTCAAAACCTTCTCTTAATTCAGCTGCATCTATTAGACCTACATTTTCACCATCTATATGATAGAATGGGTGATGTTCAGTTACCTTAAGAGTAGATCCATTGTCAAAGTCTAATACAATTACCATACCTACATTTTCTATTACATCTAATCCACCTACGGTACCTACCTCAGTTGTTTGTTTTGATTCATTCCATGTTATTAACTCTTCACCTGAAATAATATCTTCAATATTTTTTGTATCTCCATTCGCTAAAGCTATTTCAGTCCCGGCTACAAAACACCCTGGTGAATTATCATAACCACTAATTGCTATTCTATTACTGTTCATAGATCCAATAGAAGATGACATTACAGCCCAGCCATGTTGTACTTGTGTTGAGAATGCATTAGCATCAGCAAAATTTACCTCAGCACCCTGTTGGGTTACATATTTACCATCCCAAAACATATCAATCATTTTATATCTACCGATCCCATCACCAGCATCAGCTGAACTTGTTGATACTGTAATTACTTGATAACCATCAATAACCTGTGCAGAGCTACCACTACTACTTGCTGATCCCCACCAAGAGGTCCAGTTTCCTGTTGATGTAGGCGACTTAATTCTAAACATTGGTATCCTTAGATCAACCGACCCATAATTGCTAATAGTAACAACAGGGCTCCCAGGAGCTTTAGTATTTTGAAGATAAGATAACGACTGTACATATACTTTAAGTAATAACCTTTGCCCAGGGTATCCACCAATAGGAAAACTAACTTTATAATCATAGTCCAGGTTAACATTGTTAAATGCCGGCGACGGCTGAATAGATGGGTCAGCAGTAAAACCAAGACCCGGTCCAAAGTTAAGAGAAATATACGGAACTGTTAATTCTTCAGTTGTTGGCATTCCTAAAGAAGGATATTGACCACTAGGTGTTAGACCTTGTGGTGTTGCAATCTGTCGTGAATTCCACCCATAATTCATAGGAGCGGACTGAGTTGAGCCCGGTGAATAAGATAGATCAGGATTGTTATTAATAGATGAATTTCTACCAGTTGCTCTTTTTAATACCCACGGTGATGAAAATGCAATTTTATTTTTACTTGCAGTAAAGTATTCATTATTATTACCACTGTCTCTTACAGAAAATCCTAATGTATTATCCCACATAAAATTAGCTGCAGGTACAGGGCTCGATGGCCCTTCGCTTCCCATTGCTATAGCCAATAAACCTGCATCTAAACCAGTAGATACTTGTGTTCCACCAGTCCATGCTTGTAACATTGCACCTTGGGCATAATCAGTAACACCATTATTTCCAGTTAATTCAAATATATTAGTTGTATTGCTAGCATAACCAGTAGGATCTTTATATATAAGATTACCGAATGATTCTGGAGGGTATGATGCAATAAACCCTGCTATTGTTTGTGGTCCTACAAACCTTGTATGAGGTTGAGGTGTACCTGATGTAGGATTAAATCTTCCATAATCAATAACTATACTACAATTATTTAATGCAGTCTGAGTAGTTTTCTTTAAAATAATTTGACTATTTCCTTGTATATAAATATCACCTCCTACTACACTGTTAGGGGCCTGTGAAAGGTTTTCAATAACAATATTCCCAGTGTTTGAATTACTAGAATTAGATTGTTGAATATTAATATTTCCTGTACTGTTTGTATCTAATGAAATTCCACCACTTCCCGAGTTTAATGATATTGTACCTGCTGGATTTGAACCAGTTCTTGTATTTAATTTTAATTGACCACCTGAGTATAATTGTATATTTTGATTAGTTGAAGAAGTTAATTGAATTAAACCTGCTCTTATTTGCGCTACACCTACTTGTGCTGTTTGTTGTAATACAACTGGAAAGCCTGCACCTAATTCCATAAGAGTTGAACCTGCAGTACCTGCCGTAGTTAAACTAAACTTATTTCCACCTGGAGCGGAACCAACACCTACATTAATTGTAAAATCAGAATTCTCTCCGGAAAAATCCTGTGTAGTTCTTTGTCCTGTTTGAAATCCTATTGCTTTACCTGCAGTAAAACTTTGAGACTTTGCAGGAGTATTAAGTTGAATTCCTATTAAATCATCTGGGGTAGTTGGTGTCGTAGCTACTTTAGGCACATCTAAAATTAGACGGTCATCTTGTCCAATTTTAATATTGGATAAATTAGTCATTTCACTATTTATACCAGGCTGCCCTTGCCAATATTTTTCACCAGGAATTGCTCCTCCTCCTTGAAAAACAATAGCCTTACCACCAGAATCTTTTTGATGAATGAGTAAAGAAACATTATTACTCTGTGCACCAATTGCTATTTCATTAGGAATTATATAAGCATTTGTTAAAGGAATACCAGTCAGAGCAGTAGTCGTCGTAACAGCACCACCAATCATAACAGTAGGAATTCCTTCATTAGTAGTGGTAGCACCTTGCCCACTACCAATAGGACCATTATAAATTGCAGTTTCTTGGTTTATTGATATAGGTCCACCAAATAAATCTCCCATACCACCACCCGGTCCTTGTGGGCCCATTGGCCCTTCTAAATCAATAGTAGTCTGAGACCATGTTAATCCAGTATATTCCCAAACAACTCCATTAAATTGTAAATAATAATCACCTCCTAATGGCGTACTAGTAGGTGGCACTGCAATTGGTGTGACCCCAGGAGCGGATGTAGAAGTATCTTCATACCAGGTAGTTCCTTTAGGTCCTCTTCCACCAGCAGGCCCTACTGGTCCTATTGGCCCGGCTGGTCCTGCAGGCCCTCCACCATTAAGTAACAATTGGTCAAAATTAAAATTTGTTTTATCGACCAGTTGTGAAATAGTATCTGATGCTATTATTTCTTGTATAGTGATTGGCATTTCTTTTTTATTATTTTTTAACTATTGTGACACTGAACCCATATGATTCAGAGAAACCTGTTCTTTTATTATATATTAGCCTTAAATCAAATGGATTTGTATTTAAGGTTTTAGATGCTACATTATTATTAATAGTTAACCCTTTACTAATCTTTTCCTCATTAGTTAATTCGGCTGTAGTAAATGTAGATCCACCTTTAGTTCTACTTGCTAATGTATAAAAATCAACCTTTTCTATTTTATATAACTTTAAAATATTTTCTTTTATGTATTGATTTACATCATCATCTAATGTTTCTAAATCACCATAACCAAATTCATCTTTTATATAAAGTAAAAACTGCTCTTTTATTGGAGTAAACAAATATTCCATTAATCTTTTTTGATTAAACAAATAAAATGTTTCTACTGGTGCAGATTGTTTTTTCTTAATAGCTCTAGTATTTAAAACGCCTTCTGACTTAATAGACCTTTTACTGATTGACACTGCAGGTTGATCCTGGTACATAAATGTTCCACTTATTAAACTCGGTTGTCTAATAGCGGCTTTTATAAAAGGGTCAGGTTTAAATGTTTCTAATACAATCGTTTCTGGAACTTTAAGATATTTGGATCCAAAAAATGATTTTCTTTCAAACATTGATCTTGTACCTATAACTTTTTCTATTGCTGATTTATCAATACTCTTTATAAAATAAGAAGGTTCCCAGTTAGAAGAAAACATATAAAAATCTCTATAATCAATTCCTATTTCATTAATAAGAGGATATAAACTATTAAACGCGCTTTCTCTAGATAATTCTAAAACAGCAGATGGATCTTGTTCATTTACTTTATGATAAAAGAAATTTTGAATTTGTCCAAATTCTGGATCGGAACTATTAAACTGTGCATTCTTATATTTACATAACTCCATTACTTTTATTTTATATGCTGCATCTGGAATAAGTACACTACCTGTCCCACCTGTAACTTCTTCAAAATCTAAATTTTGATAAGGGTCTCTAAATGATAATAAAGGTAATGCGTATGGTTCATAATAACCAGCATGCCTAGCTATAGGAGTTATTCTTGGTGTCTTTTGCAAAGATAAATCATATCCTATTACATCAGCCAAGTTAAAGGCTGTTGGTTTTGCAGGATCTGGTAATACACCAACATAAATAGATTTTAAAATATCAGACTGTGCACGTAATTCAATACCAAAGGTTTGCGCTAAACTTCCGTCTTTATTTTTAATTTGGCTACCATCGGCTGCAATTGTTTCATATATAATGCTAGGATTACCTTGATTAATAGAATCAAAAATATTACCGAAAGCAGCAGCAGTTAACCTATTATCAAATTGTTGATAACCACCTTGGCTAATGTCATATTCAGCCGATCTTAACGCGTTGTTTGGTGGAGATCCAATAGGAAGGCTAACGTTAGTTGTAACACCACCTTCAGTTTTAGTAACGGTAGTAGCTGTAAGTGTGCTATTATCAATTACACCTTGGATTCCTGTAATTTGAAAAGTTTGCTGCGCCGGTGTACCGATTCCAATCCTCCATTTAATAATTCCGTATGAACCATCTTCTAATATTCTAACATCATTAACTAATTCAGGTAATGTACCGTCAAGGGATGGCTGAAACCTAATTGTAAAGATACCATTTGAATCTTGTGTAGAAGTAGCAAATGAAACTGCCCCTCTTAGATTTGTTTTCTCATAATCATATTTACCATTACTTAATATTCTAGGGGAACAATCACTAAGAGTTACATATGAACTATTTAAAGAATATAAAGTTGTTCTATCTATAATAGAAGTACTATTAATATCTGGTTGCAAACATTCATCTATGTAAGCCATAGAAATTAACATAACAACAGTTTTCCATTTTTCATTTTTTATAAATTTAACTTGAAATTCTGGTATGTTAGGATCTGGTGTTCTACCGTCTGAGTTTAAATTAGGAACTAACATTACTGAAAATCTATAATCATTAAATTCACCATCTCTGACATAAGATAATGATCTTGCATTAAAATCAGCTTTCTCTGTACCTATTGCTTTATTTTTTGCTATAATTCTAACCCCTCTTAAAAATGTTTCTGAAAAATTCTTTTCATCACCACCATTTAATCTACCATACCTTAACTGCCTATCTATTTCAGTAATGCCTCTGGTTGTAAACTTTTGAACTACAAAGTAATCATTAAAATAATCTTTAATAACATTTTGAAATGTTCCTGGGACAAATGCTTGCCCTGTTGCGAAATTAGCTTGTGTGTTATCTCTAGGTGCCTTATCTATATAACTCCAGGATTTTTCAATAGCATCTTTTGTAAAATAATTTGGAAATTCTGATAAGTAATACCATTCATGAGTATAACCACTAGCTTCTTGGATCTTATCCCATTTAGATGGTGCAAAATTATTTAAGCCAAATGCTTCGTTTGCATTTAGTCTATATGGATGGTTTCTAACATCTTTACCATTATTAACCCATGCCCATTTATTAATATATGGAGCAATTCTTGAAATAGCAGCTTGAGAAGTTAAAAAGTTTTCCTCTAATCTAACATATTCACTTTTAATATATTGTTCATCAGGGTTTTGTTTTTCGGCATCACCTACTAAACCGATAAGGTTATAAAAACCACCATTATCATAAAAGCTTCTAATTTCAGGATTACTACTTACACCTTCATATTCAAGTGGCACTGCTCCTGCGACTGTTTGATTGTATTCATTATATTCAAAATCTAATTCGCCTTCTTGGCTATATAAAGTACTATAAAAATCAAAATCAAAATCTTTAACTTCAAAAAATGAAAATCTACCAAACGAAGGTTTGTAATCTGAGTATAAGGCCACTTGCCCAGATCGCGTTACCATTATTTGATTATCATTACATGTAATAATTACGTACTTATCAATATCAGTATATCCAATAATTTCTCGTAAGCCATTATAAATAGGTTCATCAGTATAAGGAACCCAGTCACCTATAACCGCATAATTACCAGTAGTTTGTACATAATCACCTTTGGTAAATCTATCTTGGTCACCTAATGTAACTTTTAATAAACTGTTTTTTACATCATTTCCACCAACAAAGTGTCCATCCAATTTTACTTCAGATGTTAAAGGATATGTTTCTGTTTGATCAAAAAATTCAGGATATTGATTATCTAATTTAAAATTTAATCTATTAAACCTAGATCCACTAAACCTTGATTTAACATAAACTGTACTATCATTACAAGTAGCAACAAAAAATCTATCATTTTCACTAATACCTTTATTAATTGCAGATGCTATAGATTGAGCTACTTCTTGTATGGTTCCGTTTGGATTAAAGAATCGTTCAAAGGATTTGCCAGGCGTTGGTGCTAATGTACTATTGGCAAAAATTTGACCAGTAAATTCGCTACCATCATAAAAAGCAATAGAGCTACCATCTTGTACATTGTCTAATATCTTAATATACATTTGCGCTACACCTGCACGACTAATAATACTTGCATTAGCAAAAGTATCAGGCTCCTTATATCCAGTAAATAAAGATATGTCTACTTCAGTATCAAATAATCTTATCTGATCTTTATCCCAGGTTGATCCTTTTTTAATAGTATGAAAATCATCTTCTTTATCTTTAACATAAAATATAGACTCTACTTCATTAACTCTCTCCGGTGTTGGTAAGCCTGTTATAACTTCAGTTTTATCAGGATCTAAATAAAGTAATATACCATTTTCATTTGTTAACTTAAATGGAGTATTTAAAAATTGGGAAACTTCTGTTATAGAAGTTATAGTAGGCTGTTGTGATTTCTCAATATTTGTTCCTTTGTAAAAAGCCTCACCGGATATATCAAACTTACCTTCTTCAATATCATTAACATACATACCAAAATATCTATTAATAGAATAATCTTTAGCAGTAGGATCGTCAAACAAAAATTCCATGTTTAAAAGATTTGCTAAAAGTATGCCATTATTCTGAAACCCTTGTGTAAATAAGTATTCATCTTGTATAATAGTTGAATCTTTTGTAACCATATCTTCATATGCAAAATTACCTGAACTTGTAAAACCTCCATTACTATATGATATTCCATTCCACAACATAGGCTCATCCCTTCTCCAAGTCATATTTAATGGAACTTCTGGAAAGTTTTCTTGATTTCTATAATTTCTAATATAAGACCCTAATGCAGTACCTTGTGTTAAATCAAAAGTTTTAATTGCTGTGCAATTCTCCAAAACATTTTTATTAAAATTAACTGAGGTTTGCGCATTCGCCGTATCGGCATTTTCTGTTGCGGCTCTAAAGTTGTTGACAGCTGCTGGATTATCTAATCTAAAAATTACAAAATAATTTGGTATTTGTTCATTTAACCAAAGTGGTGCAAAAGTACCTAGACTTTGAGAATAGCTTTCTGATGCTACAGATCTGGTACCAGCACAATAAAACATTTCATATTGATTACGATAATTGGAAAGTACAGCATCATCCTCGTATTCTTGGAATATCTCATATGCGGCTTCTTTAGGAAACTTGCCATTATCAAAAAATTTAAAAACATCCTGGTCATAAGTACTAGTACCGTCGACTTTAAATGCTTTAAACTTCTGAGATGATAGTCGAGTATTAGCACTAAATGATTCTAGATAGATGTCTATACCATCAGACACAATCTTAACATTACCCGTTAACTTAGGGTTTGTTCTAATTAAACTATAGGATGCTTTATCGAGCAGGTTTTCAGCCATGTATCTTTCACTTTTTTTATATATTCACCAAAAGATATAGCAATGGTTAAATTACAGGTCTGCTTCCCCAATGAAAGTATTAGCTCCACTTCTTCCTCCTCCGCCACCACCTGACCTAGTACTTACGGCAGTTTGTGTTAATGAAGGTCTTAATGCTGATACAACTTTTTCTAAATCACTTAAGCCTTTAGTTACTGTTGCTTTAGGGAATACATCTATACTTAATCTATCAGATCTATAATTAGCAGAAACTTCAATATCAAATTGAACTACATCTGAATTATTTGGATATAAATCAAACCCAATTCTTTTAGTATATGTTAAGTTAACAGTAGAACCTGTTTCATCACCACCAATATTACCTAAACCTGTACCTGATGTAGTTCCAAAGTAATCAGTCATTCTATATTGGAATACCAAAGGAACACTAACAGCATTCTGTTGGCCAAACTGTACTACCTCTCTAGATTGTATAGAATCTCCATCTACTTGAATATTCAAATGATTATCAGAAGATATAAACAGATAAGATCCACAAGACTGTCTTCCTAAAGTATATTGGTCAAAACCTTCAAATGAATTTTTAGCATTTCTAGAATAACCACCAGTAATATAACCAGCAGCAGTAGTATCCCACAGATTTACTAAAGCAGCCGACGATAATGATGGGCTAGGCTGAAGTATTTGTCCAGTGTCAAAAGTAAGCCCTGCGTATGGCGCGCCTGTTGCGGTTGACAAATTATACAAGTCGGTAACATTTTCATTTAAATAAATTCCTTGTTGTTTTCCATAAGGAGAATCAGAAGTTAACGGTGAAAACTTAGACTGTCTAAATAATACAGCAGCTGTACCATTACCGGCAACAGTACAATCTATACCAACACCTGTTGGTAATACAACTGGCAATGTATTAATATCACCAGTTAAAGATTCATAAGCAGCTTTATATGCAGTGTAATTAGTTAAAAACGGGTGTGCAATTGAAACTGATACTAAATTATCAGCAGGTGTTTGCGAACCTGGATAAGAAGCTGTTGTAGTAGGAAGCCCAGTATCTAAAAATCCACCACCCCAAATAAATTGTGTTGTCGGATCAGAAACTGTAGTTGCAGCTGGTGCACTATAAAAATTTTCTAATGTATCTAAATTAAAAGTATAACCATTTGTTGGTAAATCTGCATTAAGATAACTATAAAAATTACCTTCGGCAGATACATCAGCAAATCTACTATAAATAAACTGATTCTTATTTTGTGTAGACTGAAATGGTGGTTGAGAAACCATTTGCCCATACTTTGTGCTGGCAGTAACATCAGGATTTGTTAAAAGAATTGGTGATAGATCATATTTTCTAATTGTATTATAATCAGCATCATCACCCCTGTATGTAGCCCTATCATTTGACTGATTATCTTTACTATTATCTAGCCATGAATATGTTGCTGGTAAAATAACCGAACCATTTATTAAACTTCCAGTGTTAGTTGGCGAATATAAGCCAGGGTTTTCAGATTGTTTTACCATCCTACTTCTATTACCAGTAATTCTAGCTATTAACTGTAAAGCAGTTTGTGATCTATTTGCAATGTTAATAAAATAAGTCTTTGAAACAATAGCACCTCTAGGATCATCCAATCCATCAACTTCTTGTGAATAGAATCCAGCAAATACTTTTGTAGTTGCATTTCTTCTTAAATTAAATGTATTACCAGTATCATCAACTAAAGTAGTTACTAGTTCACCTTGTGCACTGCTTAGTATTTCTGAAAACAGATCCAATTGATTTTGCATATCTTGTAATTTTGTAAACAAATCAATTGGTGTTTGATTCTCGGATAGAAAACCAGAAGCAATTACTGGAGATGAATGAGCAAAATATGTTTCATTAGCAGTAAAAGAACTGCTTAAGTGAGTAGGTAACCCAATAGATTCTAAATTTTCATTTAATGAAACTAGCGCTAAGTCTTCTTGGTTTTGAGTCAATATAGATTCAAGAGCACTATCAGAACTTAAATCAGCTGGAAATTCTACTCTTATAGCTGTACTCCATTCACTTTCTAATGGATTAGCTGGCCACCCTGCTTCAGAAATAGATTTAACTTGTATTTCTACTTGTTCACCTTTTCTAATTGGAATGTCTAATTGATTAATATTTACTGCATCTGCATTATCATCATTAATAGCAACCCATTCATATAAACCAGTTATAGTATTTTTAACCCTAGGTCTTAATACACTATCCACTATTACATAATTAGAAAATGCACCTTGGCTAGTACCAGACCCGTCAGTATAAGTAAATTGATCTACTGCATTAGCAGCACCGTCCGACGAAAGATACCTATAACGATATTTAAATTTTATTATATCCTGTACACCTGTTTCAGGAGCTGATTTTTCTTGTGGCATTGCCCAGAATCCTCTTACTCTATATTTAGGAGTTATACTACTTACAGAATTATCAGATGCAAAAGAATCAATTTCGGTAACTACAGATGAATATAATTTAGCCTGTGATGCTCTTTCAGTAATTAAACCTTGTAACGCATTTTTATCTGAATCCCTTTCAACTTCAGTAGTATAATTAGTTGTTTGTATTTTTGCTCTACTCTGAGAAATAGCAACATCTAATTCACTAAGTGTTGCTTGTATTGTACTCTTTTGATTATTTAAGTCTTTAAGCTGAACAATAGAATCTGAATTACTAACCTGACCATTTATTAAAGCCACAGTAAAATCCTCAGAAGTTAAAACTGGAGCATTAGGTGTTAAACCTTCTCTACTTGTTGGCATCTTGTCTTGTGCAAACGATAAAAGATATCTACCAAAATCAACAGCATTCTGTTGATAATAATCTGCTAAAGTCTGCTGAGTACCAGCAGCATTAATAGTTGTTAAATTATTTGTATAAAATCCACTACCCGGTGACCAATTAACAGCAGGTATTTTTGAATCTGGATCAATAGGTTTAATAAAGGTTACACATCTTTCATTAAATCCAACAGTAACGTCTACCTCTAAAGTATCACTTAATGAAGATCCTATTTTTAAAACATCAGCACCTATACTTATAGTCCTAGAACCTTCCTGTAATCTTACTGTAACGGAATTAGTACTAGCATCAATCTGTGTTACTGTGTATCGAGTATCAATTGGTGTAGATACTACTTCTAAACTATCTCCTACTTTAAGTTGTACAGTATCAGCAAAATCAGCCTCCGAATCTGTATAAAATATTTTATTTAACTTATATAATTTTTGAACAGTTGTTTGCTCTACACCATTTACAGTTTCAGTAACACTTTCTTCTCCAATTCTAATTACACTAAAGTTACCAGAGTATCTCTTATCTCTTGGTGGTAAATCTACTACAGCCTCGTCTAATACATAAGCTATATTCTTTTCTACAATTTGTTGTAAAAAAGTATCATAATCTATTACTGCATTCCCATTATAATTTGATTCAAAGTAATTAATTTTACTCTGTGAGTTTGTATCTAAAATGTATCTTTGTACAATAGCCCTTTCAGTATCAATAGGAGCCTGTCCTGTAATATCAAATGCTACAAATAATAATGGATTTATTAATTCCTCAAAAAACCAATTAGGTTTAATATCAAATTCATTAATGGAATTTAATGAAGTAAGATCTTGTGCCTCGGTTGGTAATTTAGCTAAAACTAATTTTCTAAATGTACCATCAGCTAATCTTATAGAACTATTACCATCATTAAAGTTAGTAATAGTATTAATGTTTGTATTTAATCTGTCTACCGAATTTTTAAGAAAACCAAAACTTGGAATAGTAATCCTAGAATTTGTACCATCATTATTCTGAATGTTAACAGTTACAGAATCTCTACTTGATGTAATCGCTTGATTTACTTTCTCAAAGCTCTCCAGTGAATTGTTAAAAAGTCTTAACAGTTCCGGAAGCATTGTTTGTATTGAATTATTTTCAGCCATTATCTAGGTTTCAATTTTATTATTTATTTGATGCAATCATATACAAAACTTAACACTCCTTGCTCTGTACAAATTAGATCAATTATTGGAATGTTAGTATTGCTTAATTTAGCATTAGGTATAGTTGCAGCCAATTTTCCAAATGAACCAGTATTAAGTCTACTTGGAGAATCGGTATATATTTTTATATCACGAGATCCCATAAGAGGAATGTTGTTAAATGTTAGTCTTACTGTTTGCCCAGTTCTCCACTGAATATCAGTATCATCAATATAAATAGCTAAATCACCAGCAGCTGTATTTATAGTATCTAGTCTTAACATATTTGTATATGTTCCTAAATCTACAAATACCCTAGGATCAACTACATTTAAGTTTAATGGTGCAACTGTAGTAATTGGAACATTACCAGCATCTACTGGTACCATTAAATTATATGCTTGCACATTATTAGATATTTGAATTTGATTAGGTGTGTTAGTGTTAACTGTTATACCTGTTCCTTGCCTAACAACTTCAGTGTTATATTGTAAAGTAGTAGCAACCTCACCGTTAGCTAATGCTTGAATTTCATCAGAGTTTTTAGCAATTAAATCTAACAATGTAGTACTACTTGCAAAAGCCAATGAAGCATTATCAATTTGTGTTTGTAAACTATTAATTTGCGACTGTAAGAATGCAGATGTACTAACTGAATTAAGAGTATTCTCAACAGCAGCTAATCTTAATTCCATGTCAGCTATCTCTAATTGCTGTCTTTGGAATATTTGAGCCGATGCTTGTAACTGCGCAGATGCATCTGAGAATAATCCCATCGAAAAAGTATTATAATCATTTACAATTGTATCAATACCTGCAGTACCAGGAGAAGCATCAAATCTTAAATTAATTTTAAATCCATAACTATTACCATTTTGGCCAGTTGTAAGATTAGGTTTATATTTCGGGTATCTTTGAATATATCCTCCATCAGTTGTAGGAGTTATATTGTCTAAAATTAAAATACCGTATAAGTTTGTTTTAGTTTTGCTAGAATCACTTAAGTCTACCATATCATAGTAAACCGCAACTGCATTAAATTCAAATGATTCAGCTAAGTCAGTTCCATTAAATTGTGGAATAGTACTTATTGTAGCATCCTGCACAATCTGTTGATAATCATTAGGATTAAAATCAACTGATATACCATCAAGCTCGGATCTTACATAAGCAGATCCACTATACCCTGTAGGATTATTGTAATCAGCAGGATATTTTCTAATGTTAGCATTAAGAACACTTTCAAATGTAGTTGGTTCTGTGAAGTAAGCATCTACAGTATTAGGAGGTGTTGCTTCATTCATCCAGTTACCACCAGAAATTGGTAGTGCTGGGTCTGTTATTGAAGCCGTAGCATAAGGTAAAGTATACCCAGCAGGTCCTGGACCTTGTAAAGGTTGGTCATAATCATAATAAGCAAATATGTCTAATCCTTGTGGGTGGACTGTTGCTGAATTCCTTCCCATTATATACTCGCTTGTACCTTGGATTTTTAATGATGGTTGATAATTATTATCAGATATTGAATCAAAGAGGATTGTAGGCGTTCTACCCACTTCTGTCGGTACATTAATATATAATTCCGTATAAGCTTCTCCGGCTTTATCTACATTATTTACAATATCAATTTCACCAATATATCTAACTACTCTTCTATACTGTCGAGTCCCAGATGTAACTTCATCTTCTTCAACAAATCTTTTATCTGTAATACTACTTGCTTTCTCTAATGCAGTAGCTTCTCTAAATCGCATAGCACCAGTTTCCTTTAACCATTTAAAGAATACTCTTTCTGTAACTGTTAGGTTAGTTGTGTTATCATATGTTGCATCACTGATAATAAGTTCTTCTAAATTCAGCGCGTAGTTTTGAAGACTTTCAGTAAAATTAACATTAGGATCACCTTTTAAGCCACCACTCCATATTGCACCATCTATTGTATCAAACTGCATATAGTTCTGAAAATTACTAAATGTGGTTGGATCTAATCTATCCATGTCAGGTAGATTAAGAAGCACAAACTTAGAAAAGACTAACTTTAACTCATCATTATTGAGAGTTCTAGATAAGTCTTTAGCAGAGGAAGAGAACGTGTAAAATGTTCCCCCGTCTGCTTGCGGAGTTCTGATTAAGGGCGTTGTTGCCATGTATTTTTTCTTTCTTTAATTATTATGATAGTACATATCCTTGTCCACCAACTATGTACCAAACTGGAACGCCTGATCCATTGTCAATTGCCAAAAGATGTACACTTTCTCCTACTGCATTTAAAGTAATGTAATCATTAGTACCTGTTGTAACTAAGTTACTTGAGATACCTTGGATTTGTACACTACCGCTACCTTCGGTGCAAATAAAGAAAATTTCTTGTCCTATACTTCCACTATATAAAGTAAGTGTTAATGTATTTGTAATATCTGTATTACCACACCTATTAATTGAATAAGGTGGAATTGCAGTACTATTACCAACATTAATTGCCATACCTGCTCCAGCTGTGGTATCATTAAGAGGTGTAGGGTTTGTATCATTTCTGAATATAGCACCACCATTTAAATTTAAATTACCAGTCATTTTGACATTTGTTAAAATATCAAAAGTACTAGCATTAATATCAAGTAGTATTGTACTAAGCCCAACTCTCAATGCCTCAGTTGAAAGATTGTTTAAATTAGTGATTGTACCTGCGGTTGGAGCAAAGTATGTCTCCATCGCGTTAATTTCACTAGCAAGAACATTAAAGTTATCATTAATTACTAACCTCGATCCTGATAAAGAATCGGTTCCTAAAATTTCTGTTACGCTGATTGCCATTTTATTTTGTTTGTTTTATATTTAAGATATTTCTACCTTTTTTATATTTATTCCCATTCGTATCTGTAAGTTCTAATGTTATCATATACTTTCCTGGGTCTTTAAAAAGATATGTTAGATACTTGCTTTCAAAATATATATCAGCCACTGATGAGTTAGTAGTATTGGAGATGGTCCATCTAGGAGCATCCTTTCCAACTATTCTACATTTATCATAGACAAACATGGCCCATGACATCGGTGGTAATACTTTTCCATCATTAATAAACTTAGCAGTTCCCCATGTAGGATTGCTAGTTATACTTTGGCTTGATTTATAAATTCTACTTAAACAATCTACATTTCCACCCGATGGTAATCTTTCAAATGGTACATAACCAGATGGATTACTCGGTAGTGCAAATATTGAATTTAATGTAGTAGTGTTAGGCTTTACTAATAGCTTACTTATATAATTTGTATATAGAGCATGACCTAACGGATTGTTTGATTCAACTAATATAGGAGTATCGGCAGTCCATTCAGGTGCTAAAGTTCCACCACTTACATAAGTAGTAATAAAATCCCACTCTGCATAAATTAACAAGTATAAATACTCTCTCATTAATAATGCATTAAATTCATCTAGCGACTGCCCAGGCTGCTGTGTGTAGCCTGATGTATCAAATACACCGTTTGAAATTGCTTCGGCCATTGCTGTATAGGTTGGCCCATATGCTGATGTTTGATTAAATACATTAGGATATGCACCAGGCAAACCAAATGTTGTTATAGTATGAAGCAAATGTTCTAATACTTCTGTAATTTGAGCCTGCGGTGTAAGACCGTCATTTTGCCAAATAAAATCAACGTTTGCATTATTATCATTAGTTTGATCCCACCCTGCTAAATCCTCTAAAGCTGGAGTATATGAACCCATCCCAATATAACCTATTCTTTGAATTGTTTTTAGTGATTGCATTTTTGCCAATACTGCTGCTTGTTTATTATAAATTATTCCAGCACTATCAGGATTTAATATCATTTCAGCACACCTTGCAATTTTTTCTACAAAAGCATCCTTAACAGCCGGTGCTCCACTTATTGCACCTACTGAAAGTAAAGTCATTCCATTTATTGGTAATGCTTTAGCAAAAGGTGGGTATACTGTTGTTGCTGCTATTGGCCCACCAACATAATCTGTAGAATTACCAGTACCACTTGCACAAACCCTAAGTCCATTTGAATCTACAATATCTACTGATTTAAAATCTCCATGTTTGCCATAATATCTAGAAACTGCTTGAACAAACATTTCACTATTAATAGAATTTAAAACTAAGTTATAAACATATTTATTAATAATAGGATTAGTGCTAACATTAAGCTGACTAACAGCATCTCCTAATGTAAGAGTTGATGCATCAAAGAAATGAGTACCTACTGTGTTATCAAGCTCTGTAATTTGTAAATAGGTATTAGGCTTCATTTCACTAAACTGAAAAAATGCAGGAGTGTCACCAGTTGTAGCTGTCATTTCCCACCATAAGTGATAAGCATTATTCCAAGTACATAATGGACGATTTAAATTTTTCCATTGATAAGGGCCACTAAAACTAGCCTTACCATCATCTTGATAATTTAATAATTGAAAGTCTGTTGATGTTCCAATACCAAAAGTATTTAATATAGCATTAACTCTATCAAGAGAATCATATAAGCTTGGTGTTTCTTCATCCCATGTTACTGTAGGTGATTGTGGTAAATTCCATAAAGATCCATAATTTTTCCATGTATATTTTCCTTCACTACTCCATGTATATCTTTCCTTTCTTCCTTGATACCATCCTGAATATTCTACTTCTCTAGCATCCACACAAATTGCATCATGTTTTACTGATGATGAAATATTATTATATAAATCAAATAATTTCATTTCAACATTATAACTACCAACATAAGGTAAGGTTAAAGGAAGAGTTCCATATTGTCCTATAGTTCCTCTTATTTGAAAAAAGTATGCAGGTGAAACATCAGATGCATCTTTATAAATTGTCCATTCTATTTCTGCAAAATTACCTGATTCTAAACCATCCCACGTAAATAAAGTTTCACCAGGTAATTGAATATCAGTAAACTGCCCACCGCTCGCAGGGTTTGCTAAAGTAGCGCTTGCAACAAATCGATTAACATCGTTTCCATAGCCTCTAATACATGGACCTATTTCATTAGTAACCTGTGACCAATCAAACCATAACCACGGATCAACTTGTGCCGTTTTAAACGCAGCTACTTGATTAAATATCGAGGTTGTAATTGTCTGTATAGTATCTCCTGCAACTACTGTATGTGTTGCAGAGGTTCCTGTCGCAGGATCGCTTAATTTATAAACATCACCAACAGCTGCACCTTGAACATTAAAATCAAAAGTAAAAAAATCATTAGCATTTGTTAACTGTTCCCAAGTGCTATCAATATTATCCCATGTTAAATTATTAAAGCTATCATTAGTTAAAGTAATTAGAGCACCGGCTTTAGCACCAGGTTGATCTGGTAAATATTCAGAAGAATACCCTTGCTTATAATCTAAACCTGCCACTTTATTTAAGTTAGGTGCATATCTTGCAAAATAAGCAGCATAGACACCAGCAACGTCTTTTAGCTGTACATTACCACCATTCTGTAAAGCACCTAGTACACTATTAGGATCAGGCCCAATTGGTGGTGGTGGTAAAATTTGACCAGGAGTATAATTCATTAACATGTTTTGCCCTACTGAAGCGGCACCTGCAGATAGTGGCGCAATATAAGCATTACAATAATTAATTATAGCCTGCCCCACAACAGCAGCTTCATCTAAACAAAATGAATCAAAAGTTCTTAAGTCTTCTATATAAGTACATGCAGCTGGAAAAACTTTAAAATCAGTATTAATACCAGCTTTTATAGTATTTGTATCATTTCTACTTATAGTGTTGGTAACCTCTAATAATCCAAAGAAATCAGCTTCTGCCGTAATACCTTTAATACGAGCATTAAGAGGAAGGTATTCATTTTCTAATTTTCTTTTTAAACCAAATAGTTTAATTAAGATTTCCTCAATAGTAAAATCTTGCAATTCTTCTGTTACTGGTAAATCCTCGTCTGTAAATTTCCCAGGGACTATTTTATTAATTCTATAAATAAGACTAAATAAACTAGTCTTTCTAAAGTTTTTGTTTGGTAATGTTATTTGCTTATCATCAAACTGAGCAGTAGGAGAAAATAAATCTATTGAATTGCTTTGTATGTATTTTCCAAATTGTGGAGAATTAGCATTTACGTTTCTCCAAAATTCTTTAAGCTTTAAATTATCATAACCAAAAAACTTAATAGCATTTATTAAACCTTTATAAGAACCGATAAAAGGATATATGTTATTTCCTTCCATCATAATTTCTTTACGCTTAAGATTAATCTCTACATAATCTGGTAATGCTTCTTTTATATTAGTTTCTCTAAAAACAGTACTATCAGATGCAATAACATTATAACCCATGTTTTGAGTCATAACTCTTAATCTCTCATCTTCTTCAATACTTTCAGCATACACCATAAATTCACCTACAATAGTGTTAGTACATTTATCAGTTATGATTAGTTTTCTCCTATAAGTATTTTCAAATTCAGATGAAAATGTTATATCAACCTGTAATGCTTCAGATTTAATTTGATCTGTTATAATAAAACCTGCAGCATTTGTAGTTTGATCAGGGTCGTATTGCAAAGGTGCAACTAATTTATCAACCTTTATTAATGGCGGGCCATCAGGTTCTTGTACTAATGCTGATTGTGTACCTGTATTAAAATCTTTGTTAAATTGAAATAAAAATATTTGATTAGGCTTTGTGGTTTTCCAACTTACTTCCCAATCACAAGTACTGCCTGTAGGATCAGGCTGGTTGTAACCATGTGGATAACCAAATTTAAAAGTACCACTATCCTTGTCTATCATTTTTTGCAAAATGAATATTTGGTTTACTTCAAATAAATCAATAGAAACTTGTGGCAAAAAAATGTCACCAGTCCACTTGTCAGTAGAACTGTCATATGCCATATTGTAATTCTTCCCATACTTATCGAAGAAATATAAATGTTGCCAATTTTTGGTCACTATCTTTTAATTTATTTTTTGATACCACTTAGGAACTGCAAAATTAAAATAAATTCTCAAGTATTTAACCCTGTTAATATAAAAGACCATAATAGGATTTAAGTAATCGGTTAAGAACTTACTAAGATGCCTATTTCTAAACATATAAGAAGACATAGAATTTTTTAATAAATCAGGAGCATAATTATATCCTGTGTTTTTTAAATCCCATCCATTTTCATATGTAGCTCTATATAAGCTAGGGAATCCTGTACTATCGTTTTTAACTGTTGCCATATTATTCTCCTTTTAATGCTTTTAGTGTTGGTGTATTTTGCAACCTACCTGTATTTAATCCTGCTGCATTTGTACCAGTTGCTATTGTTGTACCTCTATTTCTTTTAGTGCTATTATATTTTTCTTGCTGTATTTTATTATAAAGATTATTTGCAATTGCTTCTTTATAGAATACATTAAGAGAACTAATTTTATTAGCTTCTGGTGTAGGCTCATAAAAAGTACCATTTCTATCTTTCCATCCACCTCTAATAATAGCTATGTCATTATTTTCAATAATGATATCTCCAAAACTATCTAAACCTAATTGTGGATCTTCACCTTTCTTTAATACAATTTTTTTATTTTCTATTAAAACTCTTTGATCAGTTACAGGATCTGTCCCATAAACTGGAATAAAGTAAAAACCATCTCTTATTGCTTTTTCATTCAACTCAGATATAAAGAATACATTTACAGAATCAATACCTTCTACATTTTCAATTATAGAAATAATATCAGATCTTGGAATCCTATCTCTTCTATTTACATTTAAGAAATATTCATCTAAATTTTTTCTAATTTCAATTCTTATAGAATCTTTATCATAATTATCAAACCATCTTACTACAATATTAAGAGCATATTTTTTAACAACCGGATCTACTATTCTAGTCTCAGCAGTAACAACTTGTCTTCCGCTCTTATTTAAAATTTCATAAGTCATTTCTTTTTCCTGTGTAGTCATAGTAAACTCTACTTCAGGTACACTAAAATAATCTAAATCACTTGTTAACTTTTTCTTTACATCTGGAATTAAGAATAGGTAAATAATATTGTCATCATCTAAGTATTCATCATTCTTAGTATTATAAGCATCTATAAAAGACCAAAAATCATACTTACTTAAATAGTAAATATAATTATTAGGATTTGCTAATACAAATGAATTACTTGCATAAGGTGCAATCAACCTAGTAAATTGTGGATCTTCAGAATCAGATCCAAACATTGGATTTCTTGTAATGTTTATAGAAAGAATTTCATTTAAATCAGCCTGTTCTCCAGATGAATCTGTTCCTGGGTCTATAAATTTAATATCTAATTGTTTACCTCCAATATTTCCAGCCACACCCCTAGTCTTAACATATGTAACTCTAATTCTAGAACCTAATGCAGGTGGTTCTCCAAATTGATTATTTCCAAAAAATACACTTAATCCACCATTAACACTAGTTTTAACCATCGCGCATTTCTCTCCGTTATTCATGTCATATATTGAATCAACTAATTTCCATAATTTTCCGTCAACAAAAACCTCAACTAAATATTGATCAGTAGGGTCCTTAGTAGTTAAGTTATAACTTTGTAATGGATTACCTGTACCAGTAAAGGCTTGATCTTCTTTTTCACCTTGAACAATTTCAACATTAACAAATGATTTGGTAGTTTTATCTAGTCTAATAAAATCACTATTAAACTTTAAAAAGTAAGTTAAACCATTTTGCCCTACTTGAAAACTTGCACCATTCATAATTTGTACATAGTCACCATTAAGGAGGGTAGATGCACTTGTGTTTAAACGTAATCCAATAATACCTCTTGCAGATATACCTCTTGTAGGGTCATGACCGGTTAATCTAGATAAACCGTAGATAGATTCAATGTTTCGTGCGCGAGATATATTCAGCTCTGTGGCAATTGCTTCTATATAGAAAAATATCAACTCCCCTAAGTTAGACACAACAGTTAATATCTGGCCAAATGGTGAAGCCGGGGTAAATGTTTCTATGGCTTGATCGTAGGTACGCTGTAGGTATTCAAATGAATCTTCAAATAACTCAGTGGCTTTTAATCTTGTTTTACTAAAAAATGACATTCATTCTATTATTTTAAAAAAGAGCTCCTAAAACTCTTTCTTCATTTACAAAAATATCTACTAAACAACCATCTCTCTCCAATGTTGAAAAGAAACTTACTTTAGTATCTACACTAAAGCCAGCAATATCTGGTAAACAGTATGCAGTTATCTGGCTATTAATATTGTTCTCTATAGTATTCTCACTTAATACCAATGAAAATATTAATTCATCTAGATTAGCTCCCATACCAGGTGAACCTAAAACATCACCCTTTGTTGTAAATAGGCAGTTTTCTATCTTAATAATTAATTGAGATAAAGTATCACTAACCTCTAAAGTATTATCATTAAACTTTGGGGCTAATGCATCTCTGCTATAAATATCTCTAATCATAAAAGAATACTAATTTTTTATTATATATTCTCTTTTAATTTAATAGCTTTCAGATTATAATTATCCTGTGAAAAAATAATCAACACCTTCATCGCCTTTTATTTCTTCAACTACTCGATCTACTTCTTCTCTTCCTTCAGATGAAATCATATCATAATTAATTGTAATGTTACCTGGAAGATTAAATGAGAAGGTTCCTAAGATTCTAGATAATTGAATTTTAGCTTGCCCTATAACATATCTTTGGAATGCCTCATCTTCAAATAAAGCACAATCAGAAATGGTAGAAAATATTTCAAATATAACAGCACCTTTAGGAAGTTCTCCTTGAAATCTAAATTTCTTTGTTAATCTATTAAACGTATATGATATTTGTGGTAAAAGAACCTGTCTTGCATTATCCATGAATAATGAATTAACAACATAGTACATTAAATTCTCACTACCAATACCTGCGCCATAAACATCATCATAAATAAATTTATCAATAGAGAAATCTACATCGTCTGCATTAAAGCTCATACTACCGAATCCACCATCTTCTCCACTGAATCCACCAATTTCAAATACATCATTAACTGAATAAACTCTTGAAGGCATTTTAACTATACCTCTAGGATTATCAATATTAGCTTTATTAGTTATAACTTGTTTATCTTGCCCAGTTCCATAAGGTACACCTTGTTTAAATGCTGGTACTTGTAGAGCCCCTGCCGGTAAAGCAATATACATTTGCTCTACACTATCTTCATAAATTTTATAAAAATATTTTTTTGCTCTTTGTATAATATTATTTAATTCCTTCTTAGGAACTGTGAATGGGATTTGACAAGCGATAGTAAGATCATCATTAATTAATTTAATTAATTCATCTAAACACGCTGCATCCTCCGGATCATTACAATAAGTATTCTTATTAGCCATACTTTGTTTATATTTTTTCTATTTCAATTATTTCAGTATTTTCAAACTTAGCCATTTTAGTTGCTCTACCTTTTCTAAAAATACCACCTTCCATTTCTCCACTGAATACACCTCTCACTCCAAATACATATGAATCTTTACACATTACATTTTTACTAACATAAGAATCTTCTATTTTAGAATCAGCAACATCACTAGCCCCAAAAAGATTACTTTCAAATAATGAAGAATTTATTATTTCAGAACTAAATATATCACAATTTAAAATATTACCTTGAACTTTGCAATCTACAATATCGATTCCTTTTATTTCAAAGCATCTCATTAATTCAGCATTCTTTAATTGTATTCTTCCAGTATCAGCATCATAATTAACCAAACCTTCGTTAAGCCCTGCTTTAGTTAAAAGATTAAATAACTCTTCTCTCATCTTAGGATAAAATGTTTCTACTATTTGGTCATAAGTTTTGAGATCAACCATTAATTGAATTTTAGGAAATTTCTTTTTAAATGTTTGATAATCTTTATAAGATTCTACAATTCCACTATGCTTTTCTAAAATGCGATCTAATTTTTCAATGTCTTGTTGATTATAAATAGGATCAGTTAAAGTTTCATATAATGATAAAACAAAATGTTCTGTTAAATCCATTATGGTATTATACTTCTTTTCATAATCCTTTCCACCAAGATATCTAAATTCAATATAATTCTTAGGTAACTTAGAAAAGTTTACACCGTAATACTTTTCGGATACAAACATGTAGTTCTTCCATGAAATTCTTTCAGGTGAAGGTTGAGTCATTCCACTTAAAGGAACAATAAATTTTATTGACTTAGCATAAACAGAATCTTTTCTGTTAGGAAATGCTTCATAAATTTTATCCTCATTAAAATTTAATACAAATTTTCCAATATCTAATGATGATACATTTGTAGGTGTTCCTAATTTTTTTCCATCAAAGGCTACATTAACATGAATAGAGCATCGTTCATTAGTAGACCCATTTTCACGGATCCATTTTAAAGTTTTTGCAATAATAAGTTTTGATTCAACAAACGGCATTGGTCCAGTGACCAATTCAATCATTCCAGTTCCACCAGAATTATCGGGCTCTAATTTAAAAATCTCATCAGAAGGAGTAAAATCACTATGGGCCTTTTCCTCTATTCTTATTTGTTTATTTAAAACATTAGAAAGGCTTCTTTTAACCTCATCTAATCCTTCATTAGCAAAGAATTCAAATTCTAATCCAATCTTGGATGCATATATAGCATTTAGTTGTTCGTTAGTGTACATGTAGTTCCTGATTTGTTTATATATTCAAACCAGGAATAGGTTATGCTATGTTCATTGTAATCTTACGATCGCTAACATTCACACTACCAATTTTTACATTTATAGTATCACCTTTGGATAAATCAGCACCTTTTAATTTTGATTTATGAATTAATCCACTGATTCCTTTTTCCAATTCAACAAATGCACCGTATGAAGTTATTTTAGTTACCTTACCTTCAGTGATCATCATAGGTTTATATTTCTCATCAACACCATCCCATAAATCAATCTTAGGTCCTAATTGGCTAAGTATAATTTTTCTATCTGATATAACTTCTTTAGCCCAGAATTTTATTTCATCACCAGGTTTAATATTTCTATCATCTAAAGCTTTTTGGAATTCCTCACTCAATTCAGCCTTAGGAATTAATCCTGTTAGGCATTCATCAAATTCTGCAAATACACCAAACTTAGTAGTACCTGTTACAAAACCAGTTCTAGGTTCTTTTATAGTTTCATTTAATTTTTCAATTGTGCTTGGAATCATTGTTCTTAAATATTCTCTATGAGATACTACAATAGTATCCTTATCTTTAGAAAATGTAATTGGCATAACAACAATTTCTTTACCAACAATAGCATTAAAATCATGTAATTTATTTAGCCCTCCTAAAGAACCTGGCATAAAACATTTAATGCCTGCAACATCTACCCAATAACCTCCATGAATTAATTCTTTAACTCTAGCAGTAAAGCCAACAGTAGCATTTCCAATTGCCTCTTTAATTTCTTTTAGTTTAACTTCTTTTATTGCGTCAGATATAGAAGCAATAACATCTCCAGTTTTTGGATTAGTTTTTATCTTAACATCAATCTCCATACCAACCTCTAGTTGTTCTACAATATAGTCAGGTTCTTTATCTAAAATACAGTAAGCAGTATATTTAGATTCAATATCAATAAGAGCTCTTTCTCCATCTTTAGACATAAATGAAATTTCGCCTCTTGTTATATAGCCTACACCATCTTCTATGAGTTGAGTTTTCTTTGCCTGGTGATCTGTAATTCCATATAAAGATAACGCATCAGCAGCATATGCTTCATTACACATTAATTTTGTACCTTCAGGAACTTGGACTTTTACTTTTTTTGTATCAAATGGATCATCACTTAATTGAATTGTGATTTCTTGTTCTGTCATTATTTATTTTTTATGAGGTTATTATAGATTATATATTACTCTTTATGTATCTGATATTAGTTATACATATAGGTTAGCAAATTGTTTAAGATTGTTTAAGCTATAACCCCCGGCCCAGTAGTTGCGCCAGTTTGAGCAGCAGGAGAACCTGCAGTTGCAACGGTGATTCCAGGTAGTACTGTTGCAGATTTTATATATGCAGTTATAGCTGGTCCAGCTACACCAGCAAATGCGGCAGCGCCTGCAGCAATTATAGCATCTTTACTATTATCTTGAGTTCCTTCTGCACCAGTTGAATATGCAGCCATAGCTTTCATTCCTGCTACAAAAGCAGCATCCATTGCAGAGTTAATTACAGGTGGTATTAAAGGCATAATTTATTGTTTTAATTTATAGTTTATATATTAGTCAGTTGTATTCTTTGTACTTAATGCAGGATTTCCTTTAGCCAACGGTGGGCTCACAGGAGCTCCTAAATTTCCAATATGAGTATGATTATTATAAAGATCTCTAATAAACTGAGTACCTTTAAGTACAGCATCAGTACCAGTCTCTCCTAAAATAATCTTAGGAGAATTGACGTGAGTTTTACCAGTAGCAGTTATAACAGCATCAACACAATTAATAAGACAATTAGTATCGGCATTAATTACAGTATCAGCTCCACTATTAATTGTAAATTGAGCAGAGTGAGTAAATGTTATATTTCCATCATTAAGCATTACTATAGAATCTCCGTTTGCATTTATTATTTCAACAGAGTTATCTGGCTTTACATTTACTGTAGTTGGACCTTCAGTAGTTGTATAATCCATCATTAGCCCTTTTTCTTCTGTAAAGAAAACTTTAATATGCTCACCTTCTCTTTCATTAGTTGCTTCAGATACACCATCCTCTAATGTACCGGTTAAACCAAATGCAGTATCATAAATTAATACGTGAGAATTTTGATATGAAGGTTCTACTTCAGCTTTAGTTTCATCTGAAGGATAAATATTTTCATGATAAACCGGTTGATAAAAATTTCCATTATCAAATGTTATTCTAACAATAGATCCTAATTTAGGAATTTCAAATTTACCACTACCAGTATTACTTCCACCATACATTAACTGATGCGGTCTAGACCAAGGTAAAGAAACGGTAGGAATCTTATATGCGCTCTCAGGATCTTCAGGATCTACGCGATCATCCATTTTTCCATATACTCTTATCTTACATCTCCCTTCAAAGATATCATCATTGCTATCCTCAACGATACCTACCCACTGTGTAGTTCTTAAATCGTCCGCATTAAAATTTGTTGGATTTGGTTTTCCCATTAGTCAAATATATTATCGTTACTTATAGTAGAATTGCTTGGTGGACCTGAAGGACCAAATGCATTGATTGAACTTAATCCCTCTCCTACTGGCGCAGCAGGATCAAATACTTGGTTGGCATCTAAGCTACCAACAGCTGGTCCAGCTGGATCAAATGCTTTAGTTGGATTAAATGGTGCAGGATCATTTGGTACACCTAATGGATTATCACCAATATTTCTAACGGCGCTGTCATTTCCAAATGTTTGCAAGCCACCATCATTTCCTTGTATAGCAGCACCTGCAGCAGCATTAATTAAAGCTTGTGGATTTGATATTGCACCAAGTAAACTATTTCTTAATCCAAATACATTTCCTAAAGTAATACCTTGTATTGCGCTTGACACAGTTCTCCCTACAGCATTAACAGCACCAGCAGCTGCATTGGCTAATTGATCTTTTCCAAATTGTTTTAGCTTATCTTTAAATCCAGGATTAGTATTGGCAGGAATTTTACTTTCGTCTAGCTTATCATTATATCCAGAGAATTGTGAAACATTCTCCATTCCGCCATAATTAAATTTCATTTGTGTAGTAGCAATTTCCCCACCCGTATTAGTTACGCCTTCAAATACATTTCCACTGGCAGCAGGATCAAACATACACTCAGTAAATTTAAAACCAACCTGTGAAGTATTTTGATTTATAAGTTTTAATGCCTCATCATCGTCTTTTTCTTTTCTAAAGACATTAAGCCAATTTCTTACTGTTTTAAATTTTCTAATTTCTTGTACGTAAATGTACACATCAAATCTTAATAAGTTTTTAGGAACAATAAATCTTTTATATCTTACATCATAAACAGCCATTTTATATAAACTAAACAATGCCGTAAGTTTTAAATCTAATGCTTCTAAACAACCTATAGTTATTCCTTCTTCTCCAGTAGTTCCAGTATAAGGATCAATCTCAAATTTTGTAGATTTATTCCAAGCTTCAATTAATCCATCAATTGTTTGCCAATAATATGGTCGTGTTGTATTAATTTCCTGCAATCCTTGTATAAATGCTTTTAAGTATTCAACTCTATTACTTTCTCCAATTTTTGCTAAGTAAGCTACTGCTGAAGGTATTGAAGGATAATTATCATTTGATCTACCATCTCTCTGTGTAGGACCTTGTGCTTGGCTAACTTGTAAATTTCCGGCAATATCAGCAGCAGGATTTACTTCCGGTGCAGGAATGCCTTGATTACCTTCTACAGCACCTGCAAATAAAGGTGAAGTAATATCAAACATTAAACTAAAACCAAGAAAGGTAGGGTCATCTAGTGATGTTACTCCATTAGTACCTGAACCATAAGCAGTGGTAGCATTAGACACAAACCTTTTTGCAAAAGAGTAACTTTGTGGAAAACTCCCACTTCCTAAATATGAACCAAATGGTCCAGCTAATTGAGCTAGTGCATCACTACCTGCGGGGTTTGCTAAATCTACTAAAGGCATATCTTTCTTCTTTTTATATTTATTAGGTCGTAGGAGTGAACTCTCGACGCACTAATTCTAATTTCATTCTAATAGGACCTGGTTTAGTTAATAACCATTCAACTCCTTTAATAACATAAAATCCTGTTAAGTATTCATTTACAATACCCTGTTGAGACTTAGGATCATTTTCATCTGTACCTCCACTTCTTGGTTGAGGCTCTTCTTCTCCTTCTATTTCATCTTGTTGTGTGGCTAATAAAGTATTTGGTATTGCGCTTCCAAATTCTAAAATTTGACAATAAATTCTACTATATCTTACAAGAGCAGGATTTACAGTATCTAATTCAATTGTCATTCCCATTTTATTAATCTCTGTAAGATTCTGATAATTCTGAACCGTTGCATATGTAAATTCAGGATGCACATTATCACCTTGGGTACCTAAAAATTTATATTTAACTTGATCATTTCTAGGACCTTCTACTTCACCGTCTACTATTCTACCTTTTGTTGCAGGAATCATTCCTGGTGTATCATTGGTAAGAGGGTCTACAAATTCACTAACCCATTCTTTTGCATTAAGATCCCAATATTGAGTATATCTTTTATAACCGTTTGCCTTACTAATTTCACCACTCTTGTTAACCATTTGGTGTTTAGAAATATATCTAGCACCTCCTTGAAGATTTAACATATTACTTAAATAATTAGGAATTCCATCAACTTGACCTTCTGTACCTTCTGCACCCATAGTATCACCAGCATTTATAGTAAAACTTTCACTAGCTTCAATTGCACCTTCTTGACTAAATAATCTATTAACATCAACCATAGTTAAGTAATAATATGGATCAATGTAACTAGTGAAAAATGTTTCATCACTTAAATAACTATTTGCTACAATATCCTGAATCCATGTTTCATAAGTATCATTAGGATTAGTCCAAGTCATAGTATCACTAGTTTCTTCTACATTAGATGCATAACCTAATCCTAGTTTTTCTGAAATATTTAATAAAGCATCCCAGCTTGTAACTTCTTCTTCATATTCAACATTCTCTGTAAATAAATTTGGAACAAACATTCTACCTATTACTAAAAATTCATTTGCAGATTTTCCACCCCCTCCACCAACAGGTTTACAATCAACAACAGTAAAATCTATTCTTATCGGTTTAAATGTAGTCTCATCACCTTGTGATCTAATGTTAACTTGAATTAAGTCACCATCTTTAGGATAAAACCTAGCACTAAACATTCCATCTACATCAGCAAATTGAATTCGACAAGTAGGGTAAAATGCATTATTTTTTAAACAAAAATAATTTAGCCTATCCATTTGGACATCATATCCATTAATTCTGATAACAGGAACAACGGAGGAAAACTTAGAAGGTTTTTCTTTTAAAGTTGAATCATCAGAATTATCAGATCCACTTTCAACATCTAAGATTTCTAAAGGATCTAATAATATGGCAGGTTCTATGACTGTTAATATATTTCTTTCAACAATACTTTCTGACATATCTATTGATTTATATTTGTACTATTTCTTGATGGTAAGTTTGCTCCTAGTTTAATTTTACCACCTTCGAATACTTTAGCAGCTTGTCCTTGCTGCAACATATTTGGTGGAATTGGTGCCTTAACACCAGTCTTTTTTGTTTTAGCCTTTTGAATTAGTCTCTGTATTCTAGATTGATCAATTTCACTCTGCCTTCCAGTATCTACATACTGAGCTAAACTTGCACTTGGTCTTGTTGCAGTCTTTGGTCTTGCATATACTAAGTTTTCATCTTTTAATTGCGGTATAGCTAATATGTCTCCTTCTTGGATAACAAACGGATTAAAAATATTATTAATTACACATATAGCATCAACAAATTTAGTAGACCCAAAATATACAGTTGATATTTTATCAATTCTACCAACCTGATCTTGTGTAACATAATGTAATGCCTTAACACCTAACTCTCTTTTATATTTAAATGATGCAGCAGTTAAGTCATAATACTGTTCACCAGTTTTATCATCAGTTAATTTATTCTTTAATGTAAGAGATTTAATATTCATATTTAATTATTCTTTTATGAGTCTATTAACATAGCAGTTAAGTTAGAAATATATTCACCGTTTGTTGCTTGTGCTATTGAACTTTCAGAAGCTGGTCTATTTTTAAGATTAGATATTTGTTCATTTGTAAATCCACCAGGTGCAGCGGCTACATTAGCAGACGTTTGTAAATTACTAGTTCCAGCATCTGGTATTGAACCATAAGTTGCAACTTCTTTTCCTGCTAAATTTAAAACATCTTCAACATCTGCGGCAGATGCATATATTCTACCTTGACCAGCATTAAACATATTTTCTATATCACCTTTATCTCTTGGCTTACCGTGTTTTAGATCTACCTCAAATTTAACTTCCATTGGAAAATCATCATAACCTAAACCTTGACCTAATGTCATTTTAGTATTATCACATATCATATTACCCATCATAACAATTGGATTTAATGGATTACCAACAGTAACATGCCAATCTCCAGTAGGTTCACCACTAATAAATGTTTTGGTAGCCGAAGTACCACTCGGTCCACCAACCTGGCTACCTAAAAATCCACCAAGCATATTACCTAGTAAATTTTTACCTACTTTCTTTAAACCATCTACAACACTATTTGCATCAAAGTTTCCATTTGCATCTCCAAATAAACCTTTAAATCCTGTCTCCACATCATTAACCACACTTCCCATATAACCTGAAAAGTTACCATTTCTTAACATACTAATATCACCGAATTGACTAGCAACATAACCACTACTTCCGTAATACCTATGACCGCCCCCAAAGAACTGAGCATTATTAGTAGTCATAGTTAACATATTACTAATAACATCAATCATTGCTATTTTAGGATTAACATAGCTTAAAGATCTAAGTTCATATTCAAATGTTAATGTCATATCATTTGCATATTTTAATCCTCTATCTCTAATCATTGTTTTATTCACAACATTTACTGGACCTAATACAAAGTTTGCATAAGTAGTACCTAATCTGTCAGCCGTAGAACTTCCTGCTCCATTTTGTGCTCTAAATTTGGAACCTGCAGTTTGGCCCTTTGCAGAATCTGTAATTGCTCTACCTATTCCACCAATCTTATTATAAAATGGTTGCTGTGTATAACCACCGCCAGCACTTCCTGTATCAACGGCTTCCATATCAGCAGTTAGTTCTTTATAATTTAAACCGAAGGACATGCTCAATAAATCCTCTAACTTATTACCTGCAGTTTCACCTAAATAAGTTATTGCAGTTACACCTGCAACCTGTGTAGCATCTTCTCCTCCACCATCACCAGATTCTTCACCTTTCATCTTAACATTATAATGATAAATGTTATCAGGAACAGCTGTTGGAAATCTTCTTAAAGTTACCAAATGATTAACTGGAATTCTTTTGTAATATTTAGAATATAAAAAATCCGATGGCTTATAACCTATTTTAGGATACTTATCTTCAAAGTAATTTATGATTTTAGGTAATGAAACATTAGTAGCACCAACCCCACCCATTAAAGGATTTTCTGCAGAATCTATATAATTATCTTTTGAATTTTTAGTAAGAGAACCGTGAAATCCTTGAAAATTAAATAAAGCATATTTATTTGCTATTGAAGATGCAATAGGTTTACCTGACATACCAGCAGAGACTGTTGCTGCATCAGCGGCTGTTCCGGAACCACCATAAAAATTTTTACTATATAATTCAGCAACACCTTTAGCAAAACCAGAAGCTTCTCCACCAAATGCACTAACTCTGTTTGAATTTGTTTTGGCCTCCATATCAGGAGTCATTGCATCATTAAGTGATTGAATTTTATCAGATAAGTTAAAGCCCATATAAGAAAGGTATTTTTATTATATATTTAACCTAAGCTGTTAAGATACTTATCGATGCTTAAGCTACTTTTTTCAAATTTATCTGCCCATCCTTTTTTATATCTAGCATCAAATTCTCTTACACTATCTATAGAGAGCGGTCCTTTAAAAAATGGCCTAGATGATATATCTCTAATCTCTTTTAAGTTTTTGGAAATCATATATAGTTGAACCTTTTCAAATAGTTCTGACAATCCTACTTTTGTTTTGGTACACATAACCGATTCTATAACTACATAAAATCTTTCTCTATCTTTTTCATTTAATCTATCTTCTAAAGCTTTAGCAGTTTTAAAGTCTTCAGCTTTAAGAATCATTTTCCTTGCCCTGTTTTCAAACATATGTCTAAAATTCATATCAAAGAAATGCTGTTTAAGAAATCTCATATTATCATAAAACTTAATAATACGAATTTGATAAAGAGGATTTACTGGATCCCATTTGGAATCTAAGATTTTACCTTTAACTGGTAAAAGTATGTTAGGATTAGTATGAGATGCTAAAAGGCAGTATACATTTTGTCCTTTGTTAAATATCCTATGTGTTTTCATTCAAATTCTATTATGTCATCGAATAGCTCAGCAGTGCCGTTGACAGTAATATCAGGTGAATGATAAATTTTATAAGTAATAGGTTTATCAGATAATGATTCTACGTATGTTTGTATTCCGCCAACCGTTTCTTTATTAAGATTTCCTAAAACATAAAATATTGTTGTAGAAATATTACGACCTATTGCATTTTGTAACTGTCTCATTAAATAAGATGATACTACTGCATCTGAAGGTTCGTATTGATAAAAATCATTTTTTGTAAGTTTGTTAAATATATCCATATAATTTATACACTCAATACTTCTAGGAACATTACCTAAAAAAGTTTTGACGCGTAATGCATCATTAGAGTATATGAAATTAAATTCTATATGTTCTTCCATTCTTCTAATTCCTTAAGCTCACTCTTAAGTTTCTTTATTTTAAATTCAATATCTTTAGTAGTAGGTTCAAAGTGAGTACCCCATTTTGTATTAATATCTAATACAGTTTTATCAAATTTACTACCAACCTCTAAACCGAGATCATCGCATAAATCAAAAAAGAATCTTTTTACATAACTGTATTGATTCTTATCATTTTCATTTGATTCATAAACATCAGTTGAGGTAAAATGTTCTCGCCCTCCACCATGATTATCATCAATTACTTTTTTGATTACACCATTTCTGGCAGGTTCTAAAATTATCTTAATCATTTACGATTTTCTTTTGTATAAGTTTTCTCTTAGTTCTTTGAAGACTTTTCTTGCCTCTTTCTTATCTTTATGCCAAGTAGACTTATCTTTAATTGTAATAAGAGCTAATGCATCTCTTAACTTTTCTATTTCTTTATCTGTATAACCTTCTTCTTTCCAATATGCTATCTTATTATTTTCAACTTGTTCTAATTTGGCATATATAGATTTTTCAGCAGCTTCAACATTAGCTTCATGTATCTCTTTGCCTTTTTCTCTAGTTTGTTTACAGATTTCTAACCAGTCTTTAAATGATAATTTATTTTTCATTTTTAGAATTCCTTGGTGTTTCATAGCCGCTCTTCTTTGGCGACGGTTAGGTATAGTTTGATTTGCAGTCTCGCTCATATGATTAATTTTATTATATATTACTAGCTATTAAGTGTGCTATTCGCCTTTGTACTTGCTCTCGATTAATGATTGTACACTGTTGTGTAAACAGTCTAATATTTCATCTTCAGATAATTGATCTAAAATAAATGATTGTAATTGTTCATTAACTTCTTCTTTATCAAATGATGTACTCATTAATTCATAAACACCTTTAGTAGGAATGTTTACAGGAAATTCTAAAAGAAGCTTTACTTTATTATTTTTCTTTTGTTTATCAAATAAAACTCTAATAGGGTTTGGTGTAGTAGATAAAGCAGTTTCAACAAGTGTAGTTTTTTCTTTCGCTGAAACATTTAGGGGATCGTTAGAAACTGGAGGTTTTATAAATTCACCTGCTATATCTTCATCTAACAGTTGGATAAATTCATCTTGCAAATCTTTTGCTAATCTACCTCCTTCATTAAAGTTTATCCACTTATCATCAGTATCTTTAATGGTTACTACGTTACCAGAATTATCACCTTTAATCCATTGATAGTACACCTTCTCTTGTACTTTCTCAGTTTTATCTTTTTGCATTTGTTGTCTATTTATTATTATACTTTAAATATAATAATTGTTTAAGATATGTTAAGATTTGTAAACTTGGTAAGTCATAGAACATGGTTGGTTAAAGTAATTTGCTTCACCACTTAAATTTTCAACAGACCATCCAAAGTAAATTAAATCACCAACAGTCATTTGTAAAGCTGCATCACATACCATTTCATGTGCAAATATACATGTACTACCATTTACTCCTGTTTGAACCTGATGAGATGCTGTATTAGTTGTTCCTGGGAAAGGTATTAATGTTCGTGTTGCATTTGCAGGATCCCATGTACCATTTACATTAATATAAGATGCCGTTGTTCGTAAGGCAGATAAATTGGTAACTGTTGCAAGGGCTTGTCTATTAAACCATAATACTCCACGAATGGTAATTGTATCACCAACTCCAAAGTTTTGATTTACTCTATAACCTGCATTCATATTATAAGTATTTAGAGCACCTGAACCAGATAAAACTATAGCAGTTGCGGTTTGACTAAATCCTGGGCTTGATGGTAAAGATGCACCGATGCTTTGACCGAAGCTATAAACACCTACACCATATTGAGGAATAAATGCCCTATATTGTCTATTTCCTGCCCATAGTAATGTTTCACCACTACCACTACCACCAGAACCTGTTGCTCCAATAAAACCAGTAGCTCCATTAAATCCAGTTGCACCAGAAGATCCTGCCGAACCAGCAAAACTCCATCCTATAATTGGTTTATCAAAAGATGTAATACCAGCTCCACCTATGTAAACATTTTTAGCTAATACTATACCACCATTAATACCATTTGTAACTGTAACATTTGTTAATGTCGTATAATAATAATTAACACTTTCAGGTGCATCATATTCATGAATTTGGAAATATACCTTTCCAGAAGCTCCAACACCAGACTGTGAAGTCTTCCACGAAGAATAGACTGTATTGGAAACTTCATAATTTATTGTAGTACCACCACTAGAAGGATCTGTACCTTGCGCAGATAAGCTAATGTCACCGCCAGATATCCAATTAGCAGTACTTACAACTGCTTTACCTTGTTGTAGTGTTGCAGTAGAAACCATTGCACTATTATAAGCAGTAACATATCCTCCATAATCTCCACCAGCACCAGTAGCTCCTATAAATCCAGTACCCGATCCACCTTGAGGACCAGCAGCTCCGCTTGCTCCTTGGTTACCTATTGCACCACCAACTCCCGTTGCACCTTGATTACCTATTGCACCACCAACTCCGGTTGCACCTTGTATACCTATTGCACCACCTTCTCCAGTAGCACCTTGTAAACCGATTGCTCCTTGTGATCCGCTTGCACCTTGTGTTCCTGTTTTACCAACTTCTCCTGTTGCACCTTGTAAACCGATTGCTCCTTGTTTACCAATATCTCCGCTTGCTCCTTGGTTACCTATTGCACCACCTTCTCCAGTAGCACCTTGTAAACCTATAGATCCTTGTGATCCGCTTGCACCTTGTGTTCCTGTTTTACCAACTTCTCCTGTTGCACCTTGTAATCCAATTGCACCTTGGTTACCTATTGCACCAGTTGATCCAGCAAAACCAGTTTCGCCTTTTTCTCCAGTCGCACCTTTTAAACCGATTCCTCCCTGAGAACCTGTTGCACCTTGTGTTCCTGTTTTACCAACTTCTCCTGTTGCACCTTGTAATCCAATTGCACCTTGGTTACCTATTGCACCAGTTGATCCTGTTTTACCAACTTCTCCTGTTGCACCTTGTGTTCCTGTTGCTCCCTGAGAACCTGTTGCTCCTGCACTACCAGATTGTCCTGTTGCTCCAGTAGCTCCAGTAGCTCCAATAAAACCAGTAGCTCCAATAAAACCAGTAGCTCCATTAAATCCAGTTGCACCAGTGGCTCCTTGGAATGAAGTACCGTAAGCAGTAAATTCTAAAGTAAAGTCAATTCCTGACCCCCAGTTAGAAGTATAAGTTAATGGAGTAATTGTTAAGTCATATACATTACCTACTAAAGATACGGCAGTTACTACACCATGTAAAATTTGTTGATTATTACCAGCCGTTAAAATAACAGCACCGAATCCAGTAGACGCTTGCCCTGTATCATCAAATGTATTAAGGAATGTAGTTTGATCTAATCCTAAGCTATCTGTTTTATTAATATACAGACTTGTGGTTGCAGCATCATAATAAAATTTACCAGCGGCTGGTGTAGTTGTTGCTGTAGTTGATTGCCAAGGTAAACCGTTTCTTGGGCCGATTGCTCCCGTTGCTCCAGTTGCTCCAAGTCCACCAGCGGCACCTTGAGCACCACTTGCACCAGCAGCACCCTGAGCTCCAGTTGCACCAATTCCTCCACCTCCACCAGAAACAGTAGTCCATTTTAAAGTGGCTGTACTTCCAGCTACAGCTGATATTTCTAAAACTTGATTTTGAGTACCCATTGCTAAAGGCCAAACATAATTAATATTATTAGCTAAAGTAGTAGGTGCTTTAAAAGAAGTATAATTACTTCCATCATCATCATTAAAAATCAATATACCAGTTCGACCGCTACCATTACCTGCTAAAACAATTTGACCTTCTGAATCAGTAGCACCACCACCAACTGTAAATTGTGGTGTAAGGCCTACACCAATTTGTTCAAACTTAAATAAATTTTTAGTACCACCATTAGTGTTTATAAATGTAAGAGGGTTATTTGTAGCACTACCATAAAAATCTAAAGTCCTAGGTTCTTCTACAGTTAAATCTGTATTTCCAATGTTAACACTAGCTGGTGGGTTTGCAGCATTAATTGTTATTTCATCAGTTGCTTCATTTACACTGAATGTAATATTTGTACCAGGTAATAAATCAACATCACTACTTGCAACACCGTCACTTAATGCAATACTTACGCCTCCACTAGTTAAACTAATAGCATTTAAATTGTATGCAGCAAGAGCGGCATTTTCCCATTGGCCTGTTGCTGAATTATATACTAAGAGTTGATCATTTTGAACATCAGTAATAGTTACATCAGATAAACCAGCTAAAGTAGAAGATCCTCCGCCTCCTCCACCACCTGCTTCAACATCTACAGTTCCTCTATATAAATGTCCGTTAGCAGAATTAATCCATAATGTTCTATCAGAAATAGTTCCACCACTCACATCATTACAAAGCGGTCTGTTTGCAAAAGTTGTAGATGGAAGAACTAATCCTCCTTTATCAATATTAACACAACCTACAAAATAACCAGCCCATGTACCACTATCAGCAACCAAGCCTGTTAAAATAGTAGACGATGTAGCGTCAGTTTGTGTATCTATAACATTAGAATATAATCCTACTCTCTGAGGATTTGTTCCAGTACCCGTGAATCCAATTATTTGACCAACATTAAGTGCTACACTTCCACCAACTTTATTATCAAGTGAAATATTAGTTCCAATATATTTAGAAGCAAAAGCACCAGTTGCACTGTCTGTTTGTAATTGTTGAGCATAATAAATTTCAGCTCCTCTATCCATCCATTGATATATGTTAACACCTTCAGTTGCAGTAGGTGTCTTATAAGTCATACGTAAACCGTACCCATCCGTTAATGAAGTGTTACCAACAAAATCATGTTGAGAGTCTATATCTGATGATATTGCTACTACTGTATTTTGTTCACTTATACCAGTTAAAAGGTGTTTACCTCTAAGTCTAACGCTTGCATCTAATGTACCACCTTGGTTTGTGTAAGATGTAAGAGTATATCTACCAGTAGATTCAAATCTTCCGGTTGTACTTGAGGCTGCTGCATTCACTAAAGGTATTCTATAACCAACAGCTGTTGTCTGTAAAGAACTAGTTGCAACATTAGGTACATATAGTTCATTGTTTAGAGATATGCTTAATGCATCTACTGTTAAACCGCCTAATCCAGTACTTCCTATATTAATACCAAAAGATTTATCAGTTCCGTAAATACCAGATGTTGCTTGGATAACACTATTTAATGCATATGTCTGAGAAGCATTTCCAGTAGGAGATGAATTTCTTAATTGTAATTGATGAGTAGTTGCAGCATTATCAAAATGAATACCTGTTCCAGTATCACCTACTCTATTAAATTGTAATTGTCCTGCACTATTATTAAGACTAACAGTTCGATTAGCAGCACCAATACTTCCGTCATTAGTATAAAGATTAACTTGTCCTAAAGAACCTATTGCTATCGGTGTCCATAAACCTGCACCATTATTCCATTGTAAAATATCATTAGGGTTAGGTGCATTTGTTGATACATCAGATAACATACTAATCAATGGTGCTCCACTATTTAATTGAGCCAAGTCAACTAAACCTTCATTAAAATTATACTCAATATTTTTTTGTCCAGAATTTGTACTTATAGATAATGCAGCACCGGTTCCAGTATTCGTTGACTGAAATCCGTAAAATTGTAAATTAACACCAACCTTACCAGAATAAACATCCTGATGGCCAGCTCCCGCTCCAATATTTTCACCAACATTTACCTCACCTGGATTTGATGCTAGTGTGTTTATTAATTTTATTGTTTTAGAAGATAGATTATATTGCAGCTGCATCCCTTGCCCGGCAATAAAATTAAAAGTATCATTAGGAGTAGTTGATTGTATTAATGCATCATTACCAGATTGCAGTGCCCCAGATGGGGATGTAGAATTAACATTGATTTTACCAAAGCCATTAGCTCCTTGTATATTAATGTTACCTGAACCTATACCTCCAATCATATCCCACTGTGCAGTATTAAATACACCTTGGGTAGTTCTAACATTTGCTCTCCACCATGCTAATACTTGATCTTCACCTGTAGTCGCAGGATCATCTACAATAACTGGGTGGTATACAATGTTTCCTATTTCATATGTCCTATCATTCTCCCAAGGGTTAGCCACCATTTTAAAATTAGTATCTACCTCAGCATTAGTTAGCTCTCTTTTTATCTCTGTTCTAAAAAGAATATATTCTTGTAGGTTAAATGACGTTGCCATTGATTTAAATATTTTTTTATTTATTCTTCTTCTTTATATATTTAGTTTGGGGGATATTCCTCAATCTTAACATCATTATATGGAAACTGCGAAGTATCTCTTACAGAAGTAAATGCCTCTCTAAATGATTTAAGATACCAAGTGTTTTCTGACCAACCTGGTACTGCATAACATGGTGAATAAATTCCAGTTACATAAATATATTTTAGCTCTGAATAATACTTTACATAATCAGTAACTGCATTCTTTATTAATTGAATTTGTCTGTCTATAAATACCTGTCTACCGGAGTTTCGTTGTCTATCATATGCAGAGCCTGTTTCAAGTTTTAAATTATTAGTAACATCTATTGCTTTAAATTCAGTACTAAAATCATAAAGATCACTCGCGGCTAAGAAAAATGAAATAGAAACCAAATCTCCTAGATTACAATTATCAAGAGGCTTATAATTTTTGTTATAATACTTTTCCATTGCAGCAACATCTGCAAAATCAATGTACTCATGTTTTACCCTATTAAAAAAATCAACCTTAATACTTGTAGAGGTTATTTTATTTTTTTTCAAAAAGGTAAAGAAGTCTAAAGCTAGTTTAAATGTTATTCCTTCTAAAATCAATGGAGTCTACTTTTTTGTTATATATTCAGTCTTTGATTAGATGGTAGTCATCTATAAGATAGGATATAGGTCCATAAGTGATTTTACATTGTTTAAAAATTTGTAAATGATCTAAGTTACGATAATCATCAATCCAATATACATGTTTAAATCCTGCATTAACTAAAATCTTGGTACACATTTTGCAAGGAGATAGAGTTAAAAGAACTATGTAATTTTCCGGATCATGCTCTTTAAATTTAGCAATCATATTTACCTCAGCATGAATAAAGCCACTTTCGCCTGGTTCCAAACTTTCTTCTTCAGTTCCAGTTTCTATATTATTATGAGCCCCACTATATGATCCGTTATAACCAAAACTGGCAATTTTACTAAAATCTTTTCTTAATGCAATACAACCTACTTTAGTTGTAGAAGAATTAGAAAGATCTTTAATATTATTTAAAATATTTTTAAAGGTTTCAATTTTTATCTGAAGTCGCTGAATTTTGGTATCCATTTGCTCTTAATTAATTTGGCTCTCATTTTTATACCAGGTTCTTTACTTAATGATTTTGCTAATTTAATGTTATCCTCATCATCATCAAAAAAGGTGAAGTCATTAAATCCCATTTCTATAAATTTTCTAAATGCTTCCTTTTTTCTTTCTGCCGTTGATCCTTTAAATCCTAATGAGGTATCATTAATAGCAAATATGTATTGTGGATTTATGTTAATTCCATTATGAGCTAAAAATTGCTGAATAAGCTTAGAATCATCTCTTGCTGTTATAATACCAACAGCCTTGCCCTTTTGTATAGTTCTTTTTAAAATAGAAAATACCCATTCAATAATTTTACCACCTTTAAGAATATCTAAACTTTGAAAATCTGAAAAGTCCATCTTATCATTTGGTCTTTTCCTAAATGTATTAAATTCTTGTGGAGTAAGTTCAGTAGAAAAACCTGTTTTAGGATTATGAACTTTAATTTTACTGCGAGTAACTACAAGAGTATCATCCACATCAAATATGGTAATTGCATTTCTTTTATTTGCTTCAAATAGCCTCACTTTAAATTTTCCTTTTATTATTTATCAATTAAATATGTAGAACACATTAGATGTACTTAAAAGGTGTCTGCGATTAGCAATCCCTTCCGTTAGCATAAACATGTTTTAATACAGGAAATCTTAGACTATATCCTCCGTTTTGATTTTTGCTTTCCTCAAAATACTGAATAGTTACAGTCTTACCAATAATATCTTGTGGAGATTCATAATACATTTCTCTTTGTTCTTTAGAAAATCCTGATCCTACACTAACTCTACATCCTTTATGTTCAATTATAATACTGCTTAAACATTCTCTTTCTACCTGTTTACCATTTTCTGTCCATCGGATATTTCCGTTGATTGCATCTAGGACAGTATATTCTGCATCATGGAATTTTTTAACCTTTAGTAGATTATGGCTTCTTTTACCTTCATAGCCTACATTCTTTCTAACCATGATTCCTTCAAATCCTGCCTCTTCAGCATCCTTTGCCATTTCAGTAAATTGTTCCTCGGTAGTTAATTGTTCTTGTGGTAAGAATTCTAACATATCAGAATTAATATTTTCTGGTAAACTATTCTTTCCTAATTCTAATCTAAATGTTAATGGTGTAGTTCCAGTCTTATTATCAAATTGTTCTAAAGTTAAATAATCAAATACAAAGAATTTAGGATTATCTATTTGATGATCCTTCTTTCTGATTTGTTTCATAATTCCTTGGAAGTCTTCATTACCATCTTTATCAACCATACAGATTTCTCCATCTAGGATAAAATCACCACCTATCTTAGAAATTTCATTTGCTAAATTATCTAATGTTAAAAATTCTTTACCACTTCTAGAATAAAATGTTACTGTATTCATTTCCTTTCGGCAAATACATCGAACTCCATCTAATTTTCTGGAACCGTACCAATCTCCACTTTGAAAATCTACTCTTTTTACATTATAAGGATTTGCTAATGCAACCTTAAATGTTGGAATTAAATCAGGGTGTACTGCTTTATTAATTGATGTTGTATTAGCACCCATTTTAAGGTCTCTATCAATAATGTTGTAGATAAGAGTTTCATATTGTTTGTTTTCTAAAATAAATCTGTTAACATTTGCAATCGCAGTATGGCCAGTACAAACTCTATTTCTTAAATCATCCAATAAAGTAAAAATACTTCCATAAGTATTAGGGTGACCTAGTAAATCGAAATTCTTTTTGCAATTCTTGGATGTAACATTATACTTAAAGTAAGGATTATAAGTATAGTAGAAAATATTTTGTAGAAATTCTCTATCGTCATTTTCTTCTGAGTTATCAGCATACTTTTTGATAGTTGCAATTTTATGATTACCTGAAGATGAATCATTCATTTCATTAATGAAAGATTGTAGATAATCAAAGTTGTTTGTTAGTTCAGTCATATTCCGTTTTGTTTAATTTATTATAATATAAATATAATACATTTTCTTGGGATCTGAACTATAAATTCTTGTTATTTTAAAAAAGTTATTAACAATTATGAAACAATGTTGTCCGACTAGGGATCGAACCTAGACTCTTCTGGACCAAAACCAGACGTGTTGCCAGTTACACCATCGGACAATTAAGTCCTTTAATATTCTGTATCAAAAAAGAATGTTTGAAATAACCTACCATCATATTTGTCTTTACCAAAATATTCTAACGAAGTATGAAACATATCTCCTCTATATAAAACCAATCTATTATAAATAGGTGCTGTCATTGCAGTCATTTCCCACGCATCATAATTTCTTGCATCAGCGTTTACCTTATCAAGTCCCTTTTGATCGTAATTACCATTTTTTAATCTTGGTGCAGTTTCCCAGCCTGTTTCCTTATGCCTAAATAAACCAGTACCACCATTAGCCGGTGCATCAGGTGTTAAGTATAAAACACCTGCCCAGTTTGTGGTTTGGTCTGCATGAATCCAACTAGAATCTTTTTCTGTTGTATATTGAAATGCTGTAGTGTAAGCATCACCAAAATATGTTATCTCTCCACCGTGACTTTGTATAATTCTTTGTATTACTTCTTTACAATCCCAGTGATGAACTGGCTTAGTTCTTTGGCCAGGAAAATTACCCCTAGTTCCAAATTCTTGAGCTAAGGCATATTTTCTAATCTCATCTGGTTCATTATAAAAATTGTCTGTTATGATTAGGCTTGTTTGCATAGTTAATTATTTGTTTATTTATTTGTGCTTTTATTTTATACTTCTTCATCATTTGGAGTATCTAAGAATAATAACTGTTTAAGCTTCTGTAAGTTAGTACATTTTTCGTATGCTTCTATTTCCTCAAAATATTTTATCATTCCATTAATAGCTTTAAGTTTCAGTTCTACAGAATCTTTTCTTTTTAAAACTTGACTAGGGCTTTGCATCATTACAGCATATGATAGATTCATAAACTCATCAAAGTTTGTTTGCTCTAGTGTTAACAACAAGCTTTTAATAAAATCATCCCCAAAACCCATTCCGTGATTACTTTCCATTATGTTTATCTTTTATTTTTTGTATTGCTTTTTTATCTTCTTCATCTAAATCAGTAGGTATGTCTACTATAATACTTATAAGTAAATCTGAAAACTTACCTTCTTGTTTATAAATAGGAAACCCTTTACCTTTAACTCTTAATACTTTTCCATTAGCCGTCCCAGGAGGAATATTAAATGTTATGGTTTTGTCAAAACAATCAATAGTTTCCTTACCTCCTAATATTGCATCAAACAAATTTATGTTTTTAATTGTATGCAAACCTTGATTATCTATAAAAAAGTTATTATCATTTATAACCTCTATTGTCATTATAAGATCACCACTCAATTCTTCAGTCTGTCCTCTTTGTCCTAAACCTTTTAATCTTAACTTTTGCCCACTTCTTATACCTGGTGGAATATCAACCTTTATAGTTTTCATACCTAGGCTAACATCTCTGCTAGTACCATAATAAGAATCAGCAAGTGTTATACGTAAAACTCCACTGGTATTTCTACCTCTTTGATTATAACCATATCTTGCATTAAAGGCTCCACTAAAATTTTGATTTCTAAGTAAATCCTCGAACATGCTTTCAGAAAAATCTCCACCAAACCCCCCACCAAATGGATTAGATTGTCTTTGGTCATATTCAGTTTTCTTTTGGGGATTTCCTAGTGTTTCATATGCATCAGCAATTTCTTTAAATCTTTCTTCATTACCCTCGGCCTTATCAGGGTGATATTCTTTAGCTAACTTTCTATAAGCTTTTTTAATATCACTTGCTGATGAAGATTTATTTACTCCTAATATGCTATATGGATCTTTCATTATTTCCAGAAAAGTTGTATTCCTATTAAGCTACATGCTAAGAATAAAGATACTATTGTTTTTGTAGTAATACCTTCACCTAAAAGATACCAAGTTAAAAATGTAAAAGAAATAATACCAGAACCAAATGCTATAAATCTACCAGGCCATAAAAGACCATCATAATGTTCTACAATAAACCTAGTACCATAAATTAATATGTAACTAATAGTTGTACCAAATATAATTGATACCGCAAAAGGATTCTTTTTAAACCAAGGCCATACAAATTGACCATTAGTTTGTACCCATATCATTGTTTGGCCTAAAAAGAATAAACAAAACGCTGCTATTAATTTATTCATCTATATGATATTTATAACCTTGCCTTGACATATGATCCATGTGACTTTCCATTTGCTTTGCAGTTATCCATACTGAAGGTTCAGGTTCTACTCTTCCATCTTCTCTTTTATCAAATGCTTTATTTAAAAACCATTTCTCTTTTTTACTTTCCCACCAGAACCATACCTTTTGCCATGATCTAGGTTTTTTCATATAAACTTTATTACCCTTATCCATGTGAGCAATAAATTGTTTATATGTGATATCCTTTTTAGGCATTCTTATTTGATTCTTTTATTGTAAGCTTTTGTATTCTTTCTTCTAAAACAAATTTCTTTTCTTCTAATTTGTTTTTTCTTTCTAACTGAATCGCAATTCTCTCTAAGACATTTACCAATTTAGGTATATCTCCGTCTATTAATTTACGACCCATTTGTGTTCTAAAAAATTCTGACATAATTATGTTTATTTTTATATGCACAAACTCAAAGTTTGTTTACAAATATATAAACAAATAAAACTAATTATGAGTAAGATACCAGAGTTCGATAAATTTAATGAAACCATCGTAGCAGCAGGTTTTGGTCAAATGGGAATCAATAATTTTGCACTAGGTGGAGCAACACCACAAACAGGTTATAGTATGACTCCGATAGCCGGTGTAGTAGAATCATGTTCCAATCATATAGCACAAGAAGCAGATACTTATGAAAAAAATGATAATGACGAACATAAAGCCGATTCATATCTTAAAGAAGCTAAGAAGCATATTAATGAAGCAATAGATAAAGCTTATGAATCTTATTCTGCTACTAATGAAGCAATGGTTCAGGTTGCAGGAAAAGATAAACCATCAGGAGCTAAAGTATTAGCATCTGTTATTGTAGATCATTTAATGGATAAGAAACTTGTTACAAGAGCAGGTGAGAAAAAACTTACAGCTGAAATTCAAGATCTAATAATTAAATCAACATTTTAATATGGCAAGCATAGACTTAATACCAGGATTTGAATC